TAACTCCGTACGAATCCTATATGCCCCAATGGCTCTAATAGATGCAGAATCTGTAAAAAGTATACCATGCATTTTTAAATACCGTATTTATTTTTAACAAGTTGTCTAAAATCTTTATTAAGTTTTGCATCAACCCTTACAGAGTATGTAAAATCTATAGAAGAATCGACTCCGTGATAATCACTTACATCAATCCAATTAATTTTACCTTCAAAATATTCTTTTGTATTAGTATCGGGATTGTACATATATAAACGTTTCTTGTTTCCAAAACTAATGTTTAATAATCTATCATAATCAGGAACTTCTTGTTCACTAATAAACTGATTATCAATATGTGTTGTAACTTCTTTGTTAGCATCAATGGACATTATAATTGCTCTACCTAATCCCTCTATAGGAAGATTGTTTATAAACTTAACTAGTTTGGGAAATAAACGTAAAGCCATTGCATTCCAACTGCGCGGCTTATAATAATCTACATCACCATATACTGTGTCATCTACTAATACCCATGCATTCCATTCTTTGTTTTTTTCATCAACAAGGTCGAGTTGTCCTTCTGAATTTTTACCAACATAAACAGGCTTTACTTTTCGAATTACTTTGTTAATTTCGATAGCAACTTCATTAAACATTTCATCTGAATAATTCAATAGACTATCTAAACTAATTGGTTTACTATTTTTCATTCTGGAAACTCTGCTTTTGCCATACGCCATGTGCCATCTGTATTTTTTTCTCTACCGCTCCATTTGTCCATTGTGTATGTATGTTCTGAATGGGTGCGTTTTCTATTTGCAACTATATCAGGGTCTTGTGGATCTATCCATCGTTCTGGAGTATCACTTGCGGCATTTTTCCACAAATCTAATCCTCGTTTTCGTAAAGCATTGGGTGCTAAAAGTTCAAATCTTTCTCCTGTAGACGGCTCTATGGTATGTAAATATTTACTACCGTTAAGATACCATACTGTGCCATTGTCGGCGTAGATATAAGATTCTATACCTTCGTCTTGTATTTTTACTCTAGCATTTCCTTTTATTGTAATATGAAACTGGCCATCAAAATATGTTTTATCTTTATGCCATACACAAACCTTTTCACTACTATCAATGGTATGGGCAAGATAAACATATCCTAAATAATATTCTTTATCAGGATATGTTGCACAAAATGTTTCTGAAAAATTATCTAATGTTTCGACAAATTTTTTAACGATAGGAAGTTCTGAATCAGTATAAAATCTATACGTATGATAGTTACGAAAAAACTTACCACTATTATTAGCCTTTTCAAATATAGGACAAGTATTAATAATTTGATAACATTGATCTAAACACCAATCAACATTAAATTTATCAATGTTTATATATGGTGATTCAATTTTCAAAATGTTCTTTCCATTCTTCATGTGTCATACTATCTAAATCAAATGTATAATTATTATTTAATGTGCATAATGTTACATTTTGCCAACAAGTTTTTTCTAGATGTGATCCAATATACTTTCCTTGTTTGTTATGTTTATTACATACAAAATACATATCTGGAAGTAGTGTAAATGTACCATTAAGTCTTTCAGTAAATCGGTTTAAACTTTTCCAGCGTCGAGGAAATTCTGTAGTAACAAATATAGCATCTAATTCAATTTGTTTAGCAAATGAAATTTGTAAGGGAGTAAAAATATCACTCCATAAGTGTTGCATATTATCTGTACTAGAATTATATCCTAAACCTTTACGTCTATACATTGGATTTTTATATGTACGTTGTAATGCTCTACCTATATTTCCCCATCGTTTACTATATAATCCACTAAATGCAATAAGGGTATTTTGTTCTATTAGAACATGAAAACAATCATATTCTGAAACTTCATCTAACAATGTTTTATAATTTTTAATATTATATAGTTTTTGGTCCGATAATGATTGTAGTTCTTTTTCTATAATGTTTAATATTAATGGATCCGGATTGTTGACAATGTCTTCAATAACCATATTCATTTAATTTTACATCCTCAAAAAATGGAGCACATTTCCAATCTTTAGTTATTCGACCTCGGTATTCATTTTCAGAATCAACTACACCGTCTTCGTCCACTTTCCAATCTATAAATCTGATCAATATATTTTTATATTCATATACAATACTAGATCCACTATTTTTTATTGGTTGGTTAGTTTTTTTAATATCAAATTTTTGTTTAAATTTTTCTACCAATTCTTCAATAGTATATGAATGATCTTTTCCCATATTACGGCCTATTTGACCTACACTTTTAAAACGTAATATAGGTTTAACTTTTGGTTTATAGTTTGTTTCTTCCATTATACTAAAAAACAAATTGATTTGATCATCTATTGTATGTTCATTAACACCTTTTGCAATAATAGTTCCGGTATTAATAATCATATTTTCTGCCATACAATTACGAAGTGCTCTTACTTTTAAAGTTGCATATTTTCCACTATCGATAATTTTATAAACATCATCATCTGCGGCTCCATTCATGGAAATTAAAACAAGTCGTAAACTAGCAGCTTTTAATGCTTGAACATATTCAAGTCTACCCAATTTTAAACCATTGGTGGTTAGACTACAGTTGTGCCCATACTTTTTTACATTTTTAATAATGTCACAAAGGTCATCTCTCATTGTTGGTTCTGCACCAATGAGTCTTATATATGTTCTTTTGGGAAGTTTTTCCAAAAACGCATATAATTTTGATATATCCATATCAGGTATTTCGCGATTTGGAATATAGCAGTTTGCACACTCCATATTACATCGATGCGTTATATCTGCTACCAAAACATCAAAAATACTATCTTCTGGTTCTAATGTAATATATTTCACTGTTATCGACTAATCGATATGATAAATTTTAAAGTTCTGTATAATTAAATTGTGCTTTAAAAGATGAAATTGCGGCATCATGATTCAGTTTATATGCTTCATGTGCAGCTTGATCTACCCAAACTTTATTTAATATTACAGATCGTCCATCAGCTGACAAAGTAAGCGACTCTGATAATAAGTTACCAGATGTTAATTGTGCGGCATTGCTTGTCGAATATGCAGTTTGTTGAGGATGATCAGCTACCCATTCGTTTGAAGATGCATATACTTTTGTAGGAAATGCCACTGATGTTAATCTATAACTTTTAGAAAATGCCATTTTATTTTTCTCCCATGTTAAACATGTGTTTAATATTATTTATCTCTATTATTTAGTGTTTCTTAACTACCATTAGTTCTTCATACCCTAAAAAATTACCTATTAATATTTCGTGATCTGTAATAACAGTTTCACCACATCCCCAATTAAACAATAGTGCTATAGTGAAACCTATAACTATACCTACACACTTTGCTATTATTAATTCTGATGTTGTAAATTGATATTTAAGTTTGGGTAATCCTTTCATACTGCCATCTCCGCCTTAATGCTTGGCATGGGATCATAATCCGCTAACACAAAATCTGTTATATTATAGTTGTCCCACTTCTTTCCAACCGATATAAACAGTTCGGGTAATTCTTTTGGTGTGCGAGTTAATTGCTCTGTAACTGCCTCCATATGGTTATTGTATATATGACAGTCACCACCTGTCCATATAAAGTCTCCTATATACAAATCACATTCGCGAGCAATGATTTGTGTAAGTAGACTGTAACTTGCTATGTTAAACGGTACGCCAAGGAACATATCACACGATCGTTGGTATAATTGACAACTTAATTCCATATTTTTATTAACGTTAAATTGGAACATCATGTGGCATGGTGGCAGGGCCATTTTATCTAGTTCTGCAGGATTCCATGCTGTAACAATATGCCTACGGCTAAAAGGATCCTCTTTTAAACCACATATTACGTCGGTTATTTGATCTTTGTATAGGAATACGCTACGAGGGTGGGGGCCTGTGGGCGTCTGTGCTCCGTGCTCGCCTACGTGGCGCCATGACCGCCACTGTATACCGTACACCCTACCTAGATCGCCAGTAGTGAGCGATCTAGAGGCCCAGTACGGCGCATTTAAGTTGGCAGTCCATATAGTATTAACATTATCGTCGCGTGTACCATGGGTTATTTCTGCTAATCTACGCTCATTTCCTGAGCCTTCTAGCATCCATAGCAATTCCCCTACAACAGCATTCCATGCCAACTTTTTGGTAGTAACAGCAGGAAATCCTTCACGTAAATTAAACCGCATTTGATATCCAAATACACTCTTTGTACCTACGCCTGTGCGGTCGTCTTTGTCGTCGCCGTTATCTAATATATGCTGTAATGCATCTAGGTATTGTTTCATAATTAACCACCTTCTATCATTGGCATAATACAAACCTTTTCATCTTCTTTAATTACTCTAGACCAATCACCAGCATACATTGTGTGGTTTAATGCTACCATAGCAGTGCCCCATTTACCACAGGGATATTTTTCTTCCATCACATTAAGCAATTTTCTAATAGTGTGGGGGCGAGATTCTAAAGTAATTTCACTACTGCCTGCTATATGCCGCCACTCACCCATTAATAATACTTTCATTTTGGATTACTTAATATTTGATATGTTTCTTCGTCATGTACTTCCTCCCATTTAACTGGCCATGCATTTAATTCATTGAGTGGTAGGAATGTATCGCAGTCATATGTTCCTGCTATCCTTGTTAAATAAAACTCTTCTACCATATTTAATGTTTGTTCGATAATAGAACCTCCGCCTATTATCCAAAGAATTCTATTAGAATATTGTTTTTCTAATTCTTTAATAGACCGTTCTAAACGATCTACAATAATATGTTGAGCGGCAGAAAATAACATAGTCTTAGGTCGAGCATGTTTAGAACTACTCCATTGGCTTCTACCCAAGTTACTTTTGTGTGCAGTTGCGCCTACAGATTTACTAACAACAACATTCTTTCTATCAAGTAATGGCATGTATTCACAGCCGTCTTCCCATGTTTTCCTGCCCATTACAACAACCTGTTCAATAGTGTTTTGTTTAAACCATTTCATGTCGCGACTGTTGTGAGGCCACGGTAGAACACCAGCACGACTTATACCACCCTCATCGTCGCAAGCCATTATAGCTTTAATCATTTCTTTTTTAGTATTAAACTTAATACAGGAATTTTATTATTTTGGTGCTCGTACGACCAGATGTCCTCTTTGATGATTTCGATATTTAATTCCTTTATAGTTTCTAAAATTTTATTATGATCTACATGAGTAAAGCATTTTGCTAGATCAGGTTCTCTATATTTTCCTAATTTATTAAACCTAATAAAAAATAATCCTTCAGGTTTTAATACTCTATGCAGTTCGTTTACATATCGTATTATGGTGTCGGTATCACAATGAATAAAAACAGAGCATGCCAAAGCTTTATCAATTGAATTATTGTCTAAAAATTTTAAAGGTTTTTCTTGATAATTTAAATTCCAATGAAAGGATATATTATTACAATCTTGACAATTTACTTGAGTCATTAAAAGTAAACTTTTATTAACATCACAGCAAAATAAACGTCTAACTGTTTTCGAAAGAAGTTTACTAACATCTCCTATACCCGATCCTATTTCTAATACACTATCATTGTTTTCTAAATTTAATATACTACAAGCCACGGCAACTTTTTCTATTATCAACCTAAAGTACTCTTCGGAATTAATGCCTTTTTCACCGGCTACTGCACGTCGGCCTTCTACTATTGTATCATATTGATAATGATAATAACGATCATATTCATATTCATATTTCATGATTATTATTCTTTAAAATGCTTACCTAATACACTGTTGACGTATTGCATTACATTGTTTTTGAGTTTATCACTATCCATTACTATTTCAATATCATCAACAATAGGCCCTATAGCCTCTAGTCGTGGATCATCGAAAAGATTATCAGTATCAGTAATATTCTTTAATTCGGCAGGGATAATTTTAAGTTTGCGGCCATCAGTAAGATGCAATACAATCCAATGAATATATTCTATTGGTATATTGTCAAATTGAATATCTTCTAAAATATTATTAAAAGACTTATCTTTTTTGTATATTGCCATTTCATAAATGCTTTACTGTATTTATTTTAGCATTTATGAAGTCTTTTTTGGTCGACCGCGTTTTGGTTTTAAATTAGGATCGTAGTCATATGCTTCATCTCGAAGACGTTTTGCTTCTTCTTCTAATGATGTTGCTTGTGTTAACCGTTGTGCGGCTATATCAGAATCCGATAATGCAGTTTCGCCTGCCGAGGTAGCACTAGCAGGAGCATGATCTCCAGGTTGTACAGCATATGTATCAACTGCTGAAGGTCCTGGTTTTTCTGTGGATGCTTGTTGATCTAATCCACCCCAATCAATGTCCTTAAGATCTACATTTAATTCGTCTAGTTTGATAACCATATCTCTCCTAGGTGTCATTAAAATCTTATCTGTTGGATGTTTATGGAGCAGCTTCTTTCTATGTAATGCTTCAAGCATAGGTATTCCATCTGAAAATCGTTGCCTTTGTAGCCATGGAAATAAATCTGGGCCAGATTGTGCGTTTACACTTTCTATTGCACTCATTAACTCGTCATGATAACGATCGGATAATGCATCACTAAAAACAATTAATGCATTCTCTAGTTCGTCTGGTAATTGACGAAATACTACTACAATACGAGATCCTGTACTATCAACTCGTCCTACATGCCTTATAAAATCGGGCGGTGCCATTATTCTTCACCTCCTGCTTCTCCGGCATCACTTTCTTTTAAAGTTTCTGCGGCTGGAGCAGCTTCTTTTTCTGCTTCACTCACTGATTCTAAGAACGCAGTGGTTTTTTCATAAACACTACCTACAACCTTTAATTCGTTAGCACGAAATGCACCTCTCTGAGTTGCTGTATCGATAATGTTTACAATAGTTTGTAAATCTGCTATAGTCAGATTTTCGTTTGTTGTTGCTTCTTCAGTCATGATATGACCTCCTAATATACGTATAGTTATTATTATAATACGAACTTTACGGTATTGTCAACCTTTTTTTTTATAAAAAAAATGAGCCCATTGCAGGCTCATTCAATCTTATTATTATTGTTATGTTATTAGAATAGTTTTGATATTAATCCAACTACAAACACGGTGGGTATGAAAATAATAAAGGCCCAAGCAATTATACATAAAACAAATTCAACAAGTGAAAATGCTCCATTGAATAATGCAAACGTATATGGATATGTGTCTTTAAAATCTTTCATATTAGTTACCTAAGGGGGACACAAGGTCCCCCACTCGGTAATTTCTGCTTACGCAGAACCTTCGGCAAGCGCCTTGTAGCCAGCGGCTACAACACGTCTGGAAGGAGTACCCAATCGATACTTCTTAGTCATACGACCTTTGGTATCTTTGTGGGTATTAAGGTACACAGAGTGACCCTTAAAGCGCAGGTTCTGGATCACGGCACCTACGTTAGGGACATCCCAACGAGCACTGATCTGCGCTGAAGTCATTTCCTGACCTTCTTGTAGTGCTGTAAGCACCTTATCGGTTTTTGTGGCAGTAGCCATATAAAACTCCTATTATTAAACTGGAAAGAGTCCAGTAACCCTTTTCGCATCTTGCGAAAACCTTTTAAGCACCACGTGCATGTTCCTCATAATGAGCAGTAACACCAAATGGCGCTTTAAATTTCTTGTCTGGATAGCCATGGATTAGAAACAGTGTATCACAGTAATGTTCTTCTCCCCATTTACCCCAGGGGTAGCCATCTGTAAATATAATCAACTGTTTTGGTTCAATACCTTCCGCTCTCATAAACTCCCAATTCTTCATGAACTCTGTTCCGCCACCCCCGTTTACTTTATAGTTGCGGATGTCTTTACCGTCTTCATGAGTGAATATTTCATATCCTAATACTTTAGTATCAAACTGCCATATATGGATGTTATAAGCATCGTACTGATTCATTATACCATCTACTTCAGTGAGCATTTCTCTAACCATATTGTCTGAAATACTACTACTAGCATCAATACCTATTGCAACATCTAATTTTTCACCGTCTCTAATACCTGGTAAAATAGCATCTATGTGCCATGCTTTACGGTTTGGACGCATAAATGAATAGTCACTTTTTAAAGAACTTTCAATTTGCACATGGAGTAGATCTTTCCAGTCCATCTTAGGTCTAGTTAGATCATTTATCATCCTATTAATATCAGTGGGCAAATTGTCTGCACCAGCGGCCTGTGCCGCCTGAAGTACAGCATCCTTTAATTCATCTTTAATCTGTTTCCTTTCTTCTTTAGTAAAGTTTGGTCTGCCTGGTCTTTTGTCATCACCATTTTCTTTGCCTTCACCTTCACCATCTTCACCATCACCATTTTCGTTTAGGTGCTCATCAAGTATTTTATCTACTAATTTATCTAAATCGATCTTAGGAACATTAGCAAGGACATCATCATAGATTTCAAAACTAGACATGCCTCTGTATTTGTAGTCGAGCAATATTTCAACTAACGTAATTACTTTACCAATACCCTGTTCATCTAGGGTCATATTGATATTATAATCTGTTGCAATGTTCCATATAATACTATTTCTATCTCCCTTTACATCTGGATCCATGTGTTCATAGATACAATGGAGGAGTTCATGACCAACTAGAAATACAAGTTCGTCATCATCTAATAACTTAATAAATTCCTGATTGTAGTACAGACAACGACCATCTGTAGCGGCTGTAGGACACCAGTTACTCGCTTCTACTACTTTAAGTCTTGTAGCAAGATTGCCCCAAAACGGGTGCTTCATGAGCATCCTAACTCTAGCGAGTGTAATCCTTTCTCTCTGTTCCTTATCAAACACGAACGGAACATCTGGAAGGTTAAGAGCCTTTTTAATATCGGCGTTTTCCTTCTCTAGGAGAAGACGGAGCGGGGAGTAAACCTCCCCGTCCCTATCCTCGAGCAGGGAACTATAAGAGTTAGGCTTTCTGGATGAGTTTCCCATAACGCTCAAAGAATTCTCCAAAGTTTTTAAGTTTGCGATGATTGAATGGCAGGTTGTAATTCTTAATTGCTAACCTTGATGCCATAATCACCATTTCTGGTTCGAAGTTGTCCATTATGAACCTAAAGAAGTTATCGGCGTACTTGTCCCACTTGGCCCGATCGTCCTTCTTTGTAAGTTTCTCAAAACTATCTTTAAGTTCATAACAAAGACTGGTTGCCAATGCATACATAGCACTGACCTCTTTGACTTTAAGTTCCTTAACCTTACCTGACAACACATGTGTCGGATTAGGCATTTTACCTGCGACCTTCATGTGGTTCTTGAACTTAATTGCCAATCCTTCTCCAACACAACCAGCAACCATGTCAGTTAACAAGTCCTCTGGAACATCAGGGAGCATGTTACTAACAAAAGTCCAGGACCTAGGAGTAGCAAATGAATGCCCATCTGCTGTTGGATCAAAATCATATAGGTCCTGTTTGTTCACTGTGATGTAACCAACCACATCGGGTTCTATATTATTGTTGGTTGCCCAATCCAGCCAATCTTCATAGTCGACCCTAACTTCCATATGGAAGAAACGGTTGGCTAATGGTTTGGGCATTCTATAAGTAACACCTTTATCTGTTTCACGGTTTCCACAAGCGATAATAACCACGTTGTCTGGTAGTGAATAAGTACCAACCTTGCGATTAAGAATCAACTGGTAAGCCGCGGCCTGTACACTAGGAGGAGCAGAGTTTAACTCATCTAGGAGCAAAACTATAATGGGCCACTTCTTTGCCAACTCTGCATCAGGCAGTTCAGTTGGTGGTGCCCATTCCATTTTTTTTGTCTTAGAGTTGAAAAACGGTATTCCCTTAATGTCGGTGGGTTCCCATAATGGAAGACGGACGTCTATTAATAGTCCAGTTAATGAATCTGTAATCTGTTGTGCCAAATCACTTTTTCCTATTCCAGGAGGGCCCCACAAAAATATAGGTCTTTTATGATTGAAAGCATGAAGTATTAAACTTCTTGCTTCTGACAGTTTAACTGTCCTTGTATCTGTTACACTCATATTAGCCTAACTCTCTTATGTGTGAATGATTGCTTCTACTATTATTACATTATATGGTCAGACGCTATATGTGTCAACCGTATAAGTCATTGATTTTAAAAGGAAACCAAAAATAATTATAAATGCTTGATTTTGCTAGGTTTTTAAGTCATTGATTTATTAGGATTCTCTAATTATTCTCTCATTGCCTTGCACCATACGTTCAAATCCCCATCAAAAAGTGTGAATTCTTGCTGATCTAGAGCATTGAATACATACAATAATTTCAGGGTTTTTGACTTATACATATGATACGGGCCTGTCAAAAATCGGTCTAAATTCAGTAAATGATCAGGAGTTACTTTATCGATGCGTAATTCTATTCGTTTATAGTCATAGAATTTTTTCATAAAAGACCAGCCAGCGGATGTCAATCGTACACCTTTAACAGATTTAAGTCCAGCTAGATTGCCAAAAGGCAGTACTGTCCTATAATTCATAAAAAATTTGTGAGGATCTATTAGATTACCTGTATATGACAAATCTAAAGATTTAATTTTTTTCTCAACTTCGTTAATTATATCTATAGGATCAGTTAAAGTTAATGTCACTTTCTGTGATCGTTTCGCCATCTCGTAATTTTACAACTGTAAAATCCTTACATTTAAAAAGGTTGTTCAATCTTTCTGCTAAATTGAACGCATGACCTGAATTAGAAAAACTAACTTTTTTGTATTTTGGTCCAGGGTAGTTGACAAGAGAGTTAAGTGCTCGTAAATTTATAGGAGCATTTTTATAAAATACTGCGTATATAGCATCTGTTTCTAAAACTTGTTCGCTTTTATATGTTTCTTTGTTAGTGTAATCTAATAAGATTTTCGGTTTTGGTCTAGCCATAACATACTCTCCGTATAACTATTTACCATTAAAAGGTAGTATAATACGGAGATCATTGCATTTTGTTTATAACTGGACTTTGTGGTGCTTCATTTGTTGGTTCGGGTTGTTCCATATGTGAAGGTAATAAACCAAATGCATATACACAACCTATTACTGATTCGTCTAGCATTTTATGTATTTCTATTACAGACCAAGTTCCCGATTCGGGATTAACCCACAGCCAAAGTTCGTGTAAACCATTTAATGGGTTGTCACTATCGTTGGGGTTATACATTACACCCCTCCAAACTGCAATCTCACCCCTTTCTCGCAGAGTAGGAACAATCGATTGTAGTGATGCACAGTATACCTGTCTATATGCTGTGCCACTGTTCGGCGTTGCGTTTGGGTCTGGCTGGCCCGGCGGTCGAATCGATTCGGCAAATACTTTTGGTATTACATACATGAATAATAGTAAGGCTACAATTAGAACCAAAACTATTTTAATTTCTTTTCTAAACATTAAAAATCTCCTCCGTCTAAATCGGTGTTTATTATATTAAATGCTGTTGTTCGTTCTTCTTTTTTTTCATTTAAATCTGCTAGTAATTCTACTAGTGCAGTACTAATAGCAACAGCATTTTCTATAGGTATGTTAACAACTCTAGTTTTTGTTTTTGCTACATTGTTAACTCTATCTAAAAAGTCTTCTAAACTCTTTCTGGATGCTCTTCGCATTGTTCCTTGTGTCTCATTGCTATAAGTAAATCATCTTCTGATTTATATGGACCTATGAAGTCATATTTAAATACGGTTTCAAGTTTAGGACAAAAACTTTTAACCCATTTATGTGCAAACCGTAAACCAAAATACCCTGCACAATACTTAATAGTACTAGTTTTTGTTTTGGTAAAACAGCAACAAAGTAAAACTGCCGGGTCTGTATATCCTACTTTTTCTTTGTTATATATAACTTCAAAGTCTGTAGGATAATCAAAACAGTCTTCTTTATCTGAAGTTGCAACGGCCATCTTTATTTCTTGAAATATATTTTTCCCGAATGTTCTATACAATGATTCTTCGGTTAATAATTCAGAATTTCCATTTGAAACATATTCGTAGGTATCTTCATTAATAAATCTTAATGTACCTGTTTTTGTACCGTTGTCTAAAATTATCCAAAATTTCTTTTCTACTAATATTTTTGCTCTAATTGACATACTTTGCATTTAGGTACTCTGCATGTTCCGGAACAGATGTACTAATCCGTTGTAAATCCCACACTCCACAAAAACGCATGAAATGTAAACCAACGTTTTGTACGGGATCTTTATTAACTACAGTATCTATAGTTTCATTTAAGGCTTGTTTTATTTCGTCAGGTTGCTGTGTTAAATCTACAAGCATACGATTCCTTTCATAGTCTTCTAATACTCTATGTTCGTTACCTTCATGGTCTACCCATCTTTGTAACATAAGATTGTTCCAGTCGAACCCCCTGTTATGTCTGTCAGCAAATGCTTCTATTAATCCTACTTTATTCTTAGATCCTTTTTTACGAACACCAGGATAAGCACTAAAGATATTATCAGATGTATCACCTCGCATACATTTTTCGAACAACAACCATTCTGGCTCTGCTAATTTTTTATGCTCGCCCGTTTTTTTATCTATTAGTTCTTTATTAGAATCATCATAATAACCATCGATGGTTATTATATGTTTCATAATACCATTGTATTGTCTTACGTTGTCGTTTATTAATTGATAGAAGTCACTATCTGAACTAACAATAACATGTCTATCTTTTGGATGATTAAAAATCCATTGTGCTATAAAGTCATCTGCTTCACATTGACTATCTTGTAGCACAGTACAATTTGTTTTTTCTTTAAGAAACGTTTGAAATTCTATAAATGCATTCCAAAAAACTTCATCTTCTTCTTGTTCTTTGGGGGTTAATGCATCTCTAACTGCATCTCTATTTCTCTTATAAGGTTCGTACACACCTCGTCGCCAACTGCGACCTTCTAAACAAAATACAACATGGTTACCGTGAAACTGTTTCCATGCTTTATTAATAGATGAAAACATTATATGCCAACACATACCTATTTTAGTATCTAGCGAATCTCCTCTAACAACATGTTTCGCCCTAAAAAACATGTTGGCAGTATCGACAATGATGTAATTAATCATTTTTTTTATTTTTTTTAAGTTCTTTCTTGTTTAAATCTTTTATTTTAACGACATCTTCATCGACAACGAAGTCATCGGCTGATTCTTCTCTAACAATACCTCTACAAACATCTGTAAACCAAGCATTAACTGTTTCTTCAGGACTAGTACCTGTGTAACCATTATCTATTAACATTTCTACAAATTGTTCATTCCAATCTAATTCAAAAAATCCTTGACTAACATTTTCTTCATTAACATCTACATTTAAAACTTTAACCCAAGGTTCATTAGAAACATTTGCTAATGCCTTTTCTTTATCTGTACCTTTTAAAGTATTTGCAATTACTTTTTTTTGTATCCAAGTTTTAATACTCATTATGTTCCCCAATTATTTCCAAATAAGTCTACATGTAATCTCGGCGAGTAACGGTAACCTTTTCTGAGGCATGCTTCTGCAATTTTCGATCTATTTTCCATATACTCAGCTTCGCACCCACCAACTGGCATGCAATACGTAGGCGCACTAACACCCTTATGTTGGAATTCTTGAACTGCCTTATCAACTTCAACCATATCAGTTTCGTCAGCGACAACAAACTTGAAGTACATATTGCTACTAGGAATAGAAAGGTAATCCATAGCAACTTCAGGATTGATTGCAATATCCCAAGGCTCACCCGATACGGAAAGTTTTGGACTACAGGAAAAAGTTGTTTCGAATCTTGCTTCAGTTGCGAGAAAATTAACGAAATCATCTCCAAGTAATTGTGTACAATTTGTTTCAAATGTAACATTCTTTATATTCTCCATACCTGGAAGCCTAAATAATTCTGGCCATCTGCGTTGTTGTCCTGGTAATAATGGTTCGCCTCCGGTAATAACTAAATGTATATCTTGATCGTTGGGCTCTACCCATCTTTTGTTTGGTGTGTATGATAATAATTTTTTTACTACTTCAGTTGTTTCAATTGATGTCGTAAAATCTTTAAATCGTGCATCCCAACTTGCATAACTATCGCAACCTGTTTTAACCAATGGCAGTTCTTCTAAAGAATTATAATTGTTAGGGTCTACATCTAAATATTCTGTGCTTAATTCTCCCTTCGGCATGCCAAAGCCTTGACATGTAAAGTTGCAACCAAACATTCGTAAGAACACAGAAGGAACTCCTACAAACTTCCCTTCTCCTTGTATACTATAAAAAATCTCCGTATAACGGAATTTCATTTATTTTTTCCAACCCTTAAATCCTGCTTCAGGATTTACATAGATTGAACTGTTTTTATCGTTTTCACGTGCTTCAACACTAATAACCCATGCTCTACCATTTGTTTTTTTGCGTAGAAACTCGTCTGTCCATTCACATAGATAATGTGCTGTACCTTCCATTCCTGGTCCCATTGGATGTGTTCTAATTTTACATACACCACCTGCTTCCAACTCTTTAAACAAATGCATATACGGATCTTCTTCATCTAATACTAAAGTATGATCATACATGTAATCTAAATGTGCTTTTAATTCATCTAGATCCCCATAATCTACTGCAAATCCTTCCTTGCTAAATGTTTTAATACCAAATATAAAATGAAAACTTCTGCTGTAGCCATGTATTAAGTGACAATTACCATCATGCCTATATTGTCTATGGGCACAAGGAAAGTTCCAAAAACTTTTCGTTGATGTAAAATACTCTTCAAATTCTTTTTCTTTTGTCATAATTATATTATACAGTATTTTTGTAGTTTGTCAATTAACTCCAATACAATTTTGCATAAATTAAATCTTCGCTACTATGAAACTGTATTGTACAAGGATCATATGCCATGCATTTATAATGTAATGGAGATATTTCATTTTGCTTGGCCCATTTTTCAAATTTTTTAAATGTTTTAAAACCATCTCTACCATTTTTTGCTTTTAATACTAATTCTCCCTTACCCGGCAACCACTTATTTACATATTCAAATACTTCAATTGGCTGAGGTAAAATTCCACCGAATGCTTCTTTAATCGGTTCCTCTCCATATATCTCATACATCAACCTCCGTGTTCGAATAAACTTGCCCAATTATAGAGTCCACCATTCTTCCCAGGGAAATACAATCCAAACATCATCCTCCAGTTTGTTTATTTCTTTACTATAATATGTTACACCTTTAAATTCACTAGATGTATTTTCAACAATAACAGCAAATCTTACATTGCCTCCCCATACATTATTCCATTTTTCATCTTTAGGTAAACAATTATTTTGCCAATCGTTTTGTAGATGAAGAAATGTTGCCCCACTATCATTTATATCATCTACTATAAGAATATTTTTTGCATCAGGGCCACCCCATGCATCTCGTGCCATCCTTATATTTGATTCTGCTCCGGTACCGCTTAAATCTTGTCTTAATCTAATATCCAAAGTATACATTGGAAGATTATAATAATGACTAATTAATTTGGCAGGTGTCAACCCCCCTCTAGTAATTCCTACTATATAGTCAGGCCGCCAGTTATCTAAATTAACTTGCCTACATATTTCATGAGTATGTGCAAGTAGTTTTTTAAAATTTATATACGCTAATCTTGCCATTATCTCATCTCTTGCATTAACGTTAAAAATTCTTTCTTAAGTTCGGGATCGTCTCTAAACACTCCACGCATCACAGATGTTGTCATGTCAGATTCGTGTTCTTTGACTCCTCTATGTGTCATACACATATGTTCTGCTCTCATTACAATAGCAACACCATCTGCACCTGTTACTTCTTCTACAGCGTCTGCTATTTGCATTGTCATTTCTTCTTGTATTTGTGGACGCTCTGCAATCCAATGTATAAGACGATTAAATTTGCTTAATCCTATTACTTCTTTGCCTGGAAATACTCCTACGTATGCTTTACCTACAATATTTTGGAAATGATGAGCACAAGTACTCCTAATGGAAACAGGACCTGTTATATATAGTTGATCATAATCTGTAGCGTTAGGAAATGTAGTTATTTTAGGTTGTTCTCTATATCTGCCACGAAATATTTCATGTATAAACATCTTAGCCATACGTTTGGCAGTGTCTTTTGTGTTATGATCGTTTTCTGTATCAATGATAAGGCACTGTAAAAGTTCCTCTATTTTCATTTCTACATCACGTTCAATACAACATAATTCACTTTCGTTTTGAATATATTTAGAAATGTTATCGTTACAAAAGAATTTGCCGCCATCTTTGGCTATTCTCTTTTTTATAATCGTTTCTATTGCTTTAGACATAATATATATTATACACTAGAAGAGATGGTATTGTAAAGTCTTTCACCATGGAAAAAATGTAGCAAATCATCTGTTTGATCAATTAGACTTTCTAGGTATATGGGATAATTGTCCATTATGTCTGTTATAACAGAAATTAATTCCTTCTTATGTTTTATATAGTGTTTAAAACTTCTTGTCCATTCTGAAGGATATGTGTATATTTCATTATACATTTCTGAATAACTTAATCTGTCTGGCACCAAAGGTATGGTATTTACTAATGCACCTTCATAACAAGATATGCCTAATGTTTCTTGTAAATTAGCAGAAAAAACTATTTTTGCAGTACCAAGTAGTTCATGGTATTCATCTTTAGTTAATTCTGTATCTTGACACACAATACATTTAAAAGGCAGTTCTTTGGCCAAGTCTCTAAAAATATCTACTTGCTTTTCAGGTGCAATACGATGTGGAAAAAGTATTAGATTATGTTTTTCCATATCCTTATATGGCTCAAGTATAGGCTCCATATATTCCATAGGCCAACCTGTACGTATAACTTTTCGATTTAATAAATTTCTATCCACTTGCCATTCTTCTGTTTTTAATAGGTTTCTATTAAACATGTTCATATGGAATTGTGTAGCAAAATAGTTATGGTCAAATGTTTCAAACATACTTCTTTCTGCTGTTCTAACCCACAGAGCATCTCCTACTAAACGCCCTAAAAAGTCTGCAGGATCATATGAGCCAGCATGCCACATTCCACCTATTTGAATTTTAATACCTAGTAATTCGGCCATGTACTTTAATTGTAATACAGTAGGATTCCATGCATCAGTGTATAAGAAGTAGTCGCCAGTTTTTATAGAACCAATAGAAAACAAATATGAGATTTCTTGCATTTGCTGACTCTTATAAGAGTTTGTTCCAGCAAAATTTAAAAACGCTCCTGGATCAGTGGTTTGGGGGACATCGCCCCCTGATATAACCCTAACATCGACATGCTGTTGAAAGTCACCTCCTAGGGCATGCCTTAACTGTTGTGGTAAATGTTTTTTCCACTGTGCAGTATAACGAGTATCTACTGCTTCTATATCTACAATGTAAACAGTCATGCAACTTCTCTTTCTTTATATTTCTTTTTCTTTTTAAACGGCCAATTACTTTTATAAATGCCCACATGGACTTTTATTTTTTTACTTGTTCTGCTTGGTTCTAATTGTATACCCACATCAAATGTATAAGATGCATTGTCATTTCGTGTATATTCAATATCATATTTAATAATATATCTATCTTTTGTTAAATCACTTAAATATGAACGCATCAATCTATTAACTATTTCTGCTGTATTATCTTCCCAAAGAAGACCATCATATGGTTCGGAGATCTTAATAAGATCATACTTTATATTTTGTAAGCCTATGGATTTCATTTTATTATTCGGCGTTAAGGGTTACTGGATAGATACAATGGCTACCATTTTCGCCATCTTCACCTATGTCTATCCAAATTTCTCTATCAGGATATCTACTAGAAATTTCCTCATAAAGTTCGTCGGCTATCATTTCACAAGACTTATAGTCTAGTTGTAATGTGCCAGCATACAAGTTTTCTAACCAACGTTTGAATTGAATAAATTCAATATCTCTGTCATCATGGAATACTTGTATAGTAACTTTGAAATGGAATGTATGACGATGTGGATATCCTAAAAAGGATACATCGTATTCATCACCTGTGGCTAATTTTGGATCATCCAATGCCGCTGGATACTTATGTATACCTTCCTTTTGAAAGGTAACCCATATTAATCTTTTTGTATCCATTTTAATCTTCTTCTAAATTAACTTTATCTGCTTCAAACAGTTTTTCAAATCGTTTCATAATTTTGTACATTTCCCATAACTTCCAATCAATTTGACTTAACATGTTAAGAATAGGACCTATAGATGAATTGTCCGTATCTGTCGATGAAATAGATAAATCCATAGCTTCAACTGATGTATCTGTTAAATCTATTTTTTTGACCATTTTATCCTCCTATATAGGTTTATCACTTTTATACTGTTCCCAGTTTGTAAATTTATCCAATGATTTTAGTTGATGTATTCTATGTACCCATACACCCGGGTTTGATGCTTTAAAATCTATATCATCTAATTTAAGGCATGCATTATAATTAAGACATTCTTCCATATATGGTATTTTAACAGATAGCATTAATATAAAATTAGTCTCGGCTTTAAACAATGATAAAGTATCTAAAATATGCGGATAAAATTTAATATCAATGTCAAGTGTTACGTGGAATTTTTCTTTTAGTAAACCCATTACTAAATATTCCCATTCTGTTATATCTGCTTCGTTTTTATATGTAAAACTTTGATTTGCTCCAAGATATATATGTGTACAGTTGTTTATATTTGCTAAATCTATTATATTCTGTGTGTCATGCTTACCAGCAACAAACAATGTTGTCATGCCATGTGCTGGTGTATGTTCTACTTCTACACCCACAAACATGATATCTTCTACATCAGAAGTACCGGTTATATACTCTCGTTTCACTTCTTATCTTTTTATTAAATTTGTTAGTCTGTCTTTAATTAGTGCTATTTCATCTTTAAGATGAAGTTTTTTAACTTTTTGTAATTTTATGTCTTCTTCATTACTATGTTTATTATACATGTTTTTTATTTCTTTGTCAATGTTTCTATGTGTTTTTACCAACTGATTATAATTATTTTCTACAATATCTATTAATGCAATTGTTTCATATGCCATTCATATTTTCCTCTAATTTTTCTAATGTTTTATCCATTGCGCGATCTTCTCCTTCATGTATACCATCAAAAGTTTCTGAATCACTACTATGGGTTACCTCATCTAAATCAAATAAACTGTTAAATGTACTTGCACTTGTTTTAAGTGTTTTCTTTTCATTAAAATTTGCTAAAAGACCTTCTGCTTTATCCAACAAGTCAAAAGGCGTTTCAGATTTAAATACATTGTTAATTAACTCTACCATATATACGACATCGCGTGGGGTCCAAACATCAAATTGTCCTTCTGCACTTTTGTTTTTAATTTTGCGCCATTCATTGATATTTGGTTTATGCATAACACATGCCGCATCTGCTAACGCATTTGCTCGTTGTACACTCTCCATGTGTTGATAAACATTGTGTGCCATATATAAGAAATACGAAAAACTATCCCAAGATGTTTTTCCTTCCTTACCTAATTTATTAAGATCGCCTGGCTTATAATAACAAATGTCTCCCATTGTCATTCTCTCTGCTATAGGAGAAGTCCATGGAAATGGTATGTCACTGCCTGCTAATGTTTTTGAATCTACAGCTTTATCCATAATATAACTAAATCTGTCATTTCTATGTACGTGCTGTGTGTATACCTGTCCATGTGCTGTTGCAATAAACGGGGATGCACAATCAAATGTAACCTTTATATCTTTATTTACTGTTTCTCGTAAATTTCGCTGGATTGAGGTTAAAATTACGGCCCATTCTAATTTGCTTGTACCCAAGTAATGGATAACATCCCTGCCAGGTTCTAATAATTTATCATCTCGTAATTTAATCAATCGTCGAAGAACAAGATCAACATCACGCATGTTATTGCCGCCCATTGCCCAGCCTTCGAATGGATAATGCTTTACAGCATCATACCAAATATCTGCTTCAGTATTATTACCACCCTGTAGTACGTTAAGGAATTTTGTTACTCCTAATCTATTCTTTAAGAAAAAATCACAGTTATGTATTGTACCCTCTAGACAATCTTTAAAACTAGTAAGTCCTGTGCGATCTCTATTTACAGGATCCGCCGCCCATGCAGGAATATCTAATATCATTGAATAATCTGCTGTGTACTCTAACCAATTAAGAATTGCTAATCGTACTTTATCAGCACTACCCACATAGCCTGGATCTCCATCCTTCTCCCAGAAATGCGGCCAATCAAAATTTAGTACACCCTTACCAATTTGAAACCCGCCACTGTCTCCAAGTATCCATGTGTTTTTTCTATCTCGTTCCTGCACCATAGATTCTTGTATAACACTTTTGTCAATATTTAATTGTGCATGACCTGCAGAATATAACGCATGGTCATATGTAAAGTAACCTTTTTCTTTGTTTAAAAAATTACAACCTTCTATTCCATGTTCGAAGTCGGCAGGTATACGGTCATGCGGAACGTATTCCCCATATCGTTGTTTTGAAACGAAGGTATTATAAAAACCAGAGATGCTCGGTAAAAAAATAGCGTAATCTCTATTTCTTTTACTAAGATTTATTGTTTGCATTTATCTTGCTAATGCAGGTAAGATATAGTTATAAGCACCAATACCACTATCAATTATGATTTGTAGTGCTCCTTGATCAGAAATTTGTACAACACAAATACCACTTATGCCTAATTTAAGAATACTTAAAACTTGATTAAGAGGCCAACTCCAACCTTCAGTTAACTTGCCTTCTATGTTATTAGCAAACACTCTGCGTCCTGTGTGACTTGCACCAGCACCAGCACCAATAAGAATAACTAAATCAGTTCCTTCTGTTTTAACTTTAAATGTAGGATCTATTGTGGCATATATAGATGCAACCATTGTCAACTCACTAACTTTTTGTTTTGTGGGTTGAAAAGTAACATTCCAATTTGCACCTTTGAAGACTGCTGTTTTTAATTGTTGTTCTACTATTTGTTTACTCATAAAACGATATGTATCTGTATTACCATTTGCATCTTCAAATAATAGATTTTCGGGTTGTTCCTCACCATTACGGTCTCGCCTAACTACTTTTATAGTTGCATCATCTTCTTTATAATTTGGTAAATGTGATATACCATTAAGAAAACTTAAATTACCCATACCAAATTCACCCATTAGATCAGGTACTTGAGTATGTAATTTTGCATTAAGAATAACTGTTCTATCAGTATCCATTGCGTCTATTCGGGTTTCTTCTTCAGTGCCTGTAACCTTAACACTTTCAATAAACCCCAGCCCTGCTGTATGTTTAACAATATCTAATACAACGTCTTTCATCTTAATCTCCATAATGTATATTATAACACCAATTCTACGCCCAGTCAAATAATTTATCAAATGCTTCGTTGGTCTTACTTTTACGTAAATCCCACTTTAATACACCCAACAAATTGTCTATTTTTTTGTCTACAATTGAATTTTCCATTGCAGTATCATCGAATGGAAGTTCTTTATACCAACTTGGTATGCGTAACTCATCTATAGGATATGCTACACTAGTCATATTCATTGGATTATTGCGTAACTTACAAACAATAGTTTTCATACCATCTACAATTTCTAAACAATAATTGTCTGAATACATTTTACGCAATTTGTTCCAATTAATGGCAGCCATAGCATGTCCTATACCACAATGCCCAGTTTTCTCATATACTTTAGTATGCCTTGTTAAATTGTTAACACGTTTGGGTGTGCCTTTTTCCCAGTCTGGTTTGTTTCTAAAGTCATTGCGAAACTCTCTTATCTTATTGATAATATTTTCTTCTGTTGCTTTTGTTAATGTCATTAACAATAATTCACTAAGAAAGTCTTGCATATATGCAGGAGTATCTGATCTTTTAAGATCTAATCCCATTGCTTTTATTTTTCCCGGCACACCTATATCTACTCTGTTACCTTCTAAATCATATACTAATACAGCATATCTTTTTTTAGTAATGAATATACCTGCAGAACTAATAGTTTCTTTACTTGCTGAAATAAGTTTACCTTGATCCCTTGGTACATTAAATGCTTTTGACATAAAAGACGGAAATGTAGTATTTGCTTCATTACATATTACATCATATAATTCTATTGCTTTTTCTTTATTCCATTCTAATTTACCATCAATGATATCTTTTTCAAATACAGGATATGCTGAAAAATAACAACTATCTGTGTCCCCATATATAATTGTTTCACCTATATGATCATATTTGCCAGTTAATATTTTGTTTATTTCTGCACTCATATGTCGCACAATGTTACGACCACATAGTGTTGTTGATTGCCCTAAACGTTGATCAAAGAAACGTGAACCTGGATTTAACAATGCACCATATAAACTATTCAAGTTAATTTTTTTAACTAACTGTCGCTTATCCCAAAACTCATATTCTATATTATTATTGTGCTGTTGTGCTTGTTTTGCTTTACGTTGAAGTTCTATACGTTCTTGATACCAACGCTCTAGTAATCCTGGAATGACTCCTTTCTTGTCATACTTAAATATAGTACCATTAGCAGTTATCATCCATTTATGTTCGCCATGGAATACCATATCATATATTTGTGCTCCGGTGGCTTCTAATGTACTTTTATCCTCAAAGTCTAAATTTAGAATAACATTAGTATCCTTTTCCATGACTAAATCATATTCGAGACTAGAGAATTTACCTTCCCATGCTTCAGCAATTTTATAGTTATGACTTTCTAATAATTCTATTGTTAGTGTTTGTCTGACTTGCCCTACAATAGTTTCTGGACTCATATTCAAACTACGTAAAATAGATGGATACAGACTGCTTATATCAATTGATCCAATCCATTGATGCATTCCTTTTTTAGGAAATGCTACGTATGCTCCGGCGGCTGTTGTTGTATCTTTATCGTGTACTTTATCGGGTACAATTAGATTTTGTTTATGTGCTTCATTTATTATTCCTTGATCGGTAACTGCCACAGCACCCATTGTAGTTTGTATTAGCACTGTATTAGCGTGTGCTAATACATTAGACAAGTCTATAAACTGTAACTTGTCATCAAACTTTTTAAGTAATATACAATCTTGTCTATTATATTCTATAAACGTTTCAAAATCATTTTTAAACAATTGATCCAACGTTCCATCATATGCAATTTTACGTTCACCTAATTCATATTCTCCTATTGCATCTAACGAATATGAATGCATTTCATGATATGTATATTTTCTATATAGTTCTAAATAATCTAAATGAATACGACCTTTTAAATCATAACTTGATTGTTCCCTTCCATACTTTTCATATTCGCGTTTTTTAGGTTTTTGACCCCATAAACAAAACTCACGTGTTCGCTGTTTACCTAATACGCGAGCAATACGATTAACCATATATGGTATATCAAATCCTTCTGAGTTCCAACCACTTAACACATCTGCATCATCTATTAATGATAAAAACGTTTCTAATAATTCTTTTTCATTATGACATAAAATAGTATCGTTGAATTTGTCGACAATATCTTGTCCTTCAAATGTTGTTAATGTATTTGGTTTAATACAAATAGTTATTAACTTATCTATCCAACTCAAGTATAAAGATATAGCATTAACAGGTGCAAATGCATCTGCTGGATCAGCGAATCCTTGCTTGATATCAAAGTCCACTTCAATATCAAAAAAGCATTTGTGTAAAGTAGGTGCTTCCCCATCTATGTAATTTTCACTAAGACATTTGAAAATAGGATTTATATCCGATTCATATAATTTTTTATGTTTGTATAATTTTTTTTCTCTATGGAAATGTTTACCGGTAGTCGTACTGACACGACTCAAAGGATCCCCATATATTGAAGAGAACTTACCTTTGCGGTCAAGATAGTAAAAAACATATTGAGCAGGGAATTTCCGGAAGTTTCTCTTTCCTCCTATTCTCTCGACAACGTGGATTGTATCGTGATCCCTATCAAAAAGAGCATCAACGTACATTGTATAATATTAAAATGTTCTACCGACAGTTTCTAGGATTTCTTCTAACTCACTAAACTCATTACGGTGCTTCTGTAACTCACCTTTGAATGCAACACGTATTGCTTTATTAAGAACAGACGGCTTAAGATCTAATTCTTCGGCTATTGCATTGACAGTGTCTCGCAGTCCTTCGCGAAGATATGATATTTCTTGGGTAACTTGTATACCCTCATTAATTATTGTTTTTAATCGTTCTTGTTCTTCTGGTGTATGAGCCATATTTTGCTCCTATGGTTATTATATTGTTTATTAAGTTTAAAGCATATTGACAGAAATGTCAAGTGTTTTTTAAAAAAAGTGGGCTCCCTACGCCTAGTGTGGATGCAGAGGACAATGACGGCGGTTATGTCCTCTCTAGCGTAGGAGAGCCCGTCAACTATTTCAACATATCTTTTTTCATTTCTTGCAGAGTGGAATCTACGTCGTTCCACCATGGTTGGGGGTCTATAGAATCTTTTAATGCTTGATCTATTTTTGTGTGTCGTGTATCTGTTTGATCTTTTGTTTTACCTTTAAGATCTTTAAGCCATTTGTAGCCAGCTGTTCCAGCACCTATTGCCGCCGCGCCTGCGGCCATTGCAAAAGGTAATCCTTCTTTTACGGCTACTTCGTCTTTCTTTGGTCCAAATTTTTTCCAAAGTTTATACCATGTCTGCTTTTCTTTTGGCTTTGTCGCTTGTTCAATACCCCACATACCTAAACCGGCTCCTACACCAGCCGCTACCGCTGGCAATATTTCATTGAGTTGTTCTTCGGTAAGTGATTCGTCGTGCAATTCTAATATAGACATTACTTCTAGGAATTGTTCTTCGTTGAGTTTATCTACATCTAGCGTGTCAATTGCTTCAAAAAATGAATGTGCATCTGCTTCTGCTTCTTCTTGACTTTTGTGTGGTTGTCCTTGTGCTATCCAACCATGTGGTCCACGAACATATACTTGAAAACCGTAATCTGTTTTTACTACTCTAGCAACTATATCACTAGAGCCTTGTGGACTATATGCCCAAACATCTTCGTCTTTTTCCATTAAACCTGCTAATGTTCTCATTCGAGTTAAATCATCGCCTACAGCTTCTGAAGTAAATTTATCTTTTAACCAGTTAATTCCTTGTTGTCTAAGATCTAATAATCTCTGAGTATATTTGTTTGGTGTATTTGACCATTCTGATTCTGGTTCTGGCGCATAATGTTGATCGCGCATAGTATTCCATGCATTTTGTGGAACACCTTCTGGTGCAAGTTCTTGAGTATAATCAGGATTAGAATTTGTATGTTCAGGTGCAACAATATCTGTTTTAAATTCCAAATCCATTATTGGTTCATTAGTAATTGCTGTACCTTTAACTTCTGATCCTTGTGGAAGTGCGGTGACTTTTAATTCATTTATTTTCATTGGATTGATTATCTAATATTTTTAACAATGCATTACCCATAAACTCTCTTGCAGTTGCTTGTAATTCTGTATCTTCATCTAGTGCATTTTCTTCATCTTCTTCTTTAGATGCTAAAAGACTTGTAGGTGTATCGTCCCCCGGACCCGGCCATGGAGTTTTATCTTTTTTACGTTTTCTATATTTGTGCTCTTCTACTTTGTCTTCTTCTACGGGTACAATGGATTCCATTTCCATTGGAACCATTTCTGGTTCTGGCATTGGAGCTACTTCTGCTGTAGAAACCATATTATATTCCATATAGTGCTTAACTGCACCCATATAGTCTGCCGCTTTTGTTATTTTTGCTTGCATCCATGGTTCTAATTCGTCAGTGTCTCCTATCATTGAATGAAGTTCTCCTGCATATTTTGCAATTTTATACAGTTGGGATTTAGCCATCCACCCATCTTCATCTGTGACATCAAGTACACCTTCACTAATATTTTTATGTTTCATAATATGTTCCTATACAGCCTACTTTAAGTATTTATTCAATTCCGTCTAATTGTTTGTTCCATTCTGTTACTAAATTTTTATAAGTAGAATTTAAACTTTCATTTTCATCTTCTTCATCTTCTGGAGCAAATCTACCTAAATAAGCATGTTCGGATGACCAATCTTTTTGTCCATCATAGTATTCAGAGTCTTTTTTATGTCCACTTGCTAGGTATTTGTCAAATGCTTCATCATATGATTGTGCAGGAACTTTATAGTAATGACTAATTGTTTCTGTTATTTCTATAACATGTACGCCTGGTAGATCAGGATCATAATCGTCTACTTTAAAAGCATTTCTAAATAAAGGATTGTCCTTTGTTAGCATTTTATACATAGTAGCACTTCGACTGGCCGAATCTTCTACTATGCTTTCTCCTGTCATCTCACGTTTAATTTTTTCAAAATCATCACTAGTAATTTGTATGTTTTGTCTACCTATTTCGTTTTTTTCATTTGGTATTGTCATAATTGTTTACCTTCTTTTAAACCATCATTTAGATCCCATGGACCCCAATGTCCGTGTTTTAGCATATTAATCATGGCTTTTTCTTTATTATATGTAGCATATGCTCCTGTTTCTTCTACAACACCACCAAGTGGATAGTATTGCTCTTTACGCATTACTACATTATTGCCGTTACTATTATCTAATACAACATCACCTTGCTCATTCCACGCATGTTCAAACCGTCTACCTGTTAAATTACCTTGACCATAAACGTATGCATGTACTAATTTCATACCGGACAGTTCTTGCTCTTCGGTTAAGTCTATCATTGTTCTACCTGCTACTTCAAAACAATCCCCTTTATCATCTTCTTCAAATAATGCACCCATTTCATTTAAAAGATCATTTAATTTACTTATACCTTCTGTTACCATTACTTTCCATACAGGGGATAAGTCTCTACCGTTTACAAAACTTTCCCAATTACGAATATTTAAAAATTTTATAGGCAATGCATTGTGTTCTGCCCAACCATTTGCTTGTTGTAATATTACATTTTTAGGAGCAAGCGGATTGGTGGATTTAGGTATACCTAAATTTAAAAGCATAGAGTTAAATTCTCCCAATGCATTGGGATTTTCTGGATATACACCAAATCGTGTAAGATCTTTAAGAAATTGATCAGATTTCACAAATCCTTGACGAATCATTGTTCCTTTTTGAGTTCCGTTTTGTCGGTACGTAAACCACCCTTACCAAATTTTCTTGTTGCTATTCGTCTGACAAATTCCTCTTGAGCTCCTTTTGCTTGTTTTGAATCTTTTCCAAATTGTTGAATTGTTCTTTCTATTTCTTGTGCTAATTCATCCCTAGTCAAATTTTTAAATTTTCCAGCAGTTACTGTCCCTTCGTCGACATCAGACGATGCAAATAATGTTTTTGATTTTTTTCGTCGCGACATTACACCCATAGGAGCGACTACTGTAGCAATTCCTGCTGACATGGTACTTTCATTTATAATATCATGTATTTTCATTTTTAGGTGGAAGTTCCATTTCTTTTTCTTTTTCTAAGCCTTTCATATAATCCCAAAGTTTTGAGCCGCCATAAAGAATAGCTACTACGGCAGCCGCCGGTATACTATATTTTACTACAACCTTTGCTAGGTTTTCGGCTGTTAAGGAATCTATTAAATCTTCTGCAATACTTACTATATAATCTATTGCATCAGTAACCTTATCAAATATATAATATGCACCTACACCAGTTGCAACTTTAGTTGGATTTTTAACAATAGCTTTAGCAGTTCCCGTAACAACTTTTTTAGTTAGATTGCCTGTACCCTTAACTACTCTAGGCCCTTGTTTAACAAACTGCTTTGCAAGAAATCTACCAACTGCTGGCGCGCCAATTCTAACTGCTGTTGCTAATGCTGGAACTAGCCATGGTAAAAATACCCATTCATTTAACTGTTGTTGTTCTTGGTGTTCTTCTAATTGTTGTATTCTCATTCTTCCATGCCGCCCTCTTGTATCCATTTTATTAATTTAACCATTACACCATTTGGAAGAGATTGATAAAGATCTCTATCTTTCTTATTAAATGCTATAACATCAATTTCTGGATGGTCAAGTGGTGTGCCACCCTGTACTTGTTGTGGTGAAACAAGAGGTCTTTGTCCACCTTGGTCGGGTCCTTGCCCTGGTCTAAGACCCCAATCTGGCTGATGGTTGGTTCGCGTACCGAGTTTACCTTTACTATATACTGGAGCTAGGTGATGTTCTAATCCTAATGTCTCTGCTTCAGCAGAACTTACTTTTTTAAAGTTTACAAATGCAGTTGGATCATCTTCACCAGTAGCACTACCTAAAGCACTACCTGTACTACGATATTTTACTAATACAAATTGTCCTGTCGGCATTCGAATATACACTTGTTTTGGGGCAAGTAAATCTAATTCAGTTAACTGTTGATCTTCATTCATTGCTTCCCAGTCATCATTAGAAATATACATGTCTGTATCTGGATCGTAGTACATACCTTCTTTAGGATCATAATAAACTACTCTACCATTACGTGCTCGAAATGGGCCTTCTAATCCAGGACGTTCGCCATAATGTTCTGTGTCTATTGGTGGTAATGTAATATGTCCTTCGTCTACTGCTGGTGCTGGACCATAATCATGCTCCCATGGCTTTTCTTTATTCCATTTTACATGCTCTGGTTTAGAATCAACTTTGCGGAGTTCCGACGAGGTATACTTTTTAAGTTCGTCCATTCTATTTTTTGTATGTGGGGCATTTTTCCAATAACCAAACATATATCGTAATCCAGCAGGACCGTGTATAAGTTCTGTGCGTTCGTGATAGTTTTCATCTATTTCTGTAATTATGGAATTTATCATTTTTATAGCATTTGCAAAATGATCTATTTCTTCATTAACACCTTCTTTATTTGCCATATCAATAACAGTATGATGATCATACTGTTCAGGTTTCGCGCCGTATTCTTGCATAGCAGGGTCATATCCATTGAAATGATCTTTTAATTCAGACATAGGAACTATTATAGGGCCTGTGCTTTGTGATATTAACATAAGATCTTTACCCCATTCACCGTGTTCCTGTGCAACGTTTTCTACTTTTGGATTTGTTAAAAGTTCTTGTGCTTGTTGATAAGATGGAATATTTTTTGCTAATACAGCACCAGCATCGCCTTTTGATTTATAACGACCTTCACCTGTTGAAGGATCTTCAGTGCCATACCATTCATGATATTGTGCATGCCATATAATAGCATACGGGCCTTCGTCTGTTAATTGAGCAATATTTTCTTGCCCATTATCAGTTTCCCAGTCTTCCTCATTATGTCTGACAGCTTGAGATCGACCATCGGCCTCGGTCATTACTTCTTTAAATTTCATTAATATTCACCCGAATAACTTGTATGGAAATTATCTATTGGTCCCATGTCTTCTACATTTGCTACGTCTAGTGGTATAAATTGACCTGTCATTGGATTCCACATAAAAAGTTTAAATTGAGGGCCTGCTTCAGGTGCTATGTCGCTGCCACAGCCACAGTTTTCATAAACATGTACTGATTCTTCAGTATTTCTAATAGGAACTTTTCTTCCACTCATATAACGTTTTAAAAGACCTTGCTTTTGTGCAGAACTAAAAACTTTCATAATTAATTCTATATCTTCTTTACTAACATTTGGCTTTCTCTCGTCAAATTTTTCTAATGTCTTCCAGACTGTAGATGCTAAATCTATATCTTTTATTCTTGGAAGAAGATCTCTTACAACATATAATTGAAATCGGCCTTCGTCGGAATAACCCATTGGATAACTTTCCTTACCAGTTTTTGGACCAAATATAACTTTGTCCTCATCTTCTTTTATTTTAAGTTGGATGATATTTTTAAATTCGGGTGATTCTGTAATCATATCCAATATTAATTCTTTGGTATCTTTATCCATTTTCTGCAGAAGAGCAGTTACCTTATTAGCATTACCTTCTTGAATATAATTTGCTGTATTGTTATAATTGTTAATGTTTGTTAGACCTTCACCGGTTGAAGATTGTAAATATTCGTCTGTTTCTTGTGCATACGTACGAAGATTTTCAGCTATTTGCTGTAACTGTTCAACCAATGAACTTTTGATCAGTGAACGAAATTTCATAATAAAACTCCTAGAAATACTTTTAAGTATTTATCTAGAGGATAATTATTTTCTGAGTAGTTAAAGGAAGGAAGAATCTGGCGCGGATAGTAAAGTGTGGTTGATGGTGGAATTTTACTATCCGCTACCCGAGCTCGTGGCTCCTATTAGTTTCTTATTGTTGTATTATACACTATTTTAATGATTTGTCAACCATTTTCCGATAAATAATTGGCTCCGGGGGGTGGATTCGAACCACCACGCCCTCATCTGGACACTAGATAAACTGTCTAGCATGTCTACCGATTTCATCACCCCGGATCATTTTTTTATCCATTAACTACATCAAATGCTCGTATAAGTCGTGTCATTCCAATACCGCCGCCTGTGCGAGGTATGAAATCTTTACTTAAAAACTCTTCAAGTTCTGCTTCTACACGCTCTTTACCAAACTGACCATATAGTAAATCTGCATACATTCCATTACTGATTGTATGGAATTGATCACGCATTTCGTCTGTATCTGAACTACGTTCTGCACTACCTATTGTTTCCTGGCCTGCAATTATAACATCTATTTTTGCAGCTGTACCATCACCATTTTGTTTCATATTCCAAAAAGGCGATGTATGATTTGGAAAGTTCATTATCATTTGAGCATTACCATGTTTTCCGTACATAGCATTTTCTTCTGCATGTGTTAATTCTTCAACATTAAATTCTATTGCCCAATCTTCATAGTTTTTATCTACTACACTACCAAAACCTAAATATGCACATAATTCTATTTCCATTTTATGTAAATCATCTATAGTGCCGGGCATTTCAAATTCAAACATTGGAAATATTAAATCATGTCTACCTTCTATTATGTTAGGTTCTTGTCTATAGGATGTGGAAACACAAAAAAAGCCAGGTACTTCTGGCTTTGATAATAATTCATGTTCTAACCACATTTGGCCTGTTTGTGGAAGCGGCCAAACATTACCGGCGTAATTATAAGTTGAAACTGTTGTTGGATCTTCGCATGCCGCCAATATGCTTAATCTATTTTGTGTGTGTACTTCTAAGAAACCTTTTTCTAAAAAAAAGGACCTTAATAGGCCCGTTGCTTCAGTAAATTTCCTTGGATCGATTAACTGCGTCATTTTTTTCTTTCTCCTTCAGTCAAAAAAAATCAAACTAATTTCTTTTGTTTATTTATGCAAAAAGATTATTTCTGGTGGATACCGTATCCCTTGTGTCCTAGCAATGACATAAACATGCTAGGAAGATTACCATCTACAGTTCTTACACTTTCTGGCAATGCATCCCAACTAACAAGATGTGGATGTGTTTTTTGTTCTTCGTTTATTTCTTGACCATATCTCCATCCTGTTGCAACCTTATGATCTACCCAACGGTTATGTCTATACTTGGCAAAGTCATTTGCTAAATGTTCATAATGATTATCGCCTATTTCTTCATTGACCTCATCTAAATTTGCTTCCATTTCAAGAGAATTTGTGCCTTCGATTAAAAAGTCAGTATTTTCATCTATTAATTTATTAATAGCTTCAGCAACAATATCGCCCTGTTCTATATCCATATCTTCTGCTAAATTAATATCATAACAGTGTGCATCATCTAATAGATGATGTACCATAGAAACATTATCTTCATCTGGTTGAACAGTTTCGCCTAACTGTTCTTTAATAGTATTATAATATTTTTTAATCACATCGGCATCTAGTTCATTTTCAACGACTAATCTAATGTGATGTTTAAATGCTTCCATAGTAATATTTACCTATTTTTTCTTATGTCCGCTACCAACATATAATCCAAACCATGCGGCACCCGCACCTACTATAGTTGATATAAATGCAGCTTGTGCATTAGTTGGATCTGGTTGTGCCATAAACCATTGTGTTGATACCCAAAATATATAACCATAACAAATCATTAGTAATCTAGGAATTAATCGTAAAGTATCCATGAACCCGGCAGTCTTGTTGTACCAAGTCTTACTCTCATCCCATCCTTCTTTTATTAAAAAGTCAGACTTATCTACTTCATAAGTTTTTTCAGTAACTAATACCTGTGTTTCTTTAGGAGGAGATGCTGAAATTTTAGCTGTTCTAACCATTATTGTACACTAGTTGCAACATTAATAAATGTTGTCCAATTTATAATTTTTCCGATTTCACCGTGAACTATAAATTTGACTACATTGGAACTTGCGCCTCCGGCTAGTATTTCTGCATACCATGTAGATGTAGATTCTTGATATACTGTTTCGGCGGGTATATTGGCTAATGTAACAGTACTATTGAAACTAGTTACTGTAGTAGAAATTCTATAACCTGAAGTTTCTTGAATGGAACCTTGTATATAATTTCCTACAAAATCAGCATGGATTAATGATACACTATTATCAGGTAGTGTTAATTGTGTGCTTGCACCATCTAGAAACAATTCTGTTGCAGTTGCATTAGTGCTTTGACCACGCATAACATGAAGTTCTGCTGTAGCAACTCCGCTTTTTATTTTAAAAGAAGGACTTGTGGTTCCTTTTATATTATATGTTGTGAAACTCATAATTAATAACCGTCGGTACTATAAGGATTCCCGCCACCAGCACTTCTACCATTGGAAGCCATCCAATCAAATATCTTTTCGTGTTGTTGCATAATTTCTCGATCTACTTCACGTAAAGTTTTAATTTCTTCTCGAAGTTGATCTACTTTAAAAGCAAGAACATCTAATCCGCTAACTGCTTCTTCATTTTCCCGTATGTCTTTAATCGCTTGTACATTATTGTGAATAGCAATACCACATTTCTGTGCCTCGGCCTCTAATGCCGGAATTGCTGTACCTTGTATACTTGCTAATCGTGTTACTTCTGAATTGAGTCCAGACATCCACCAAACGAATCCACCTGCTTGAACTAAAAAGGCTACTCCTATTGATAGTAAGAGTCCTTTGTTTATTGATTTATCCGCATTCATACGTCTATCTACCATTGTACTAACTCCAATTATATAGTTATTTACCACAAAAAAGCCCCGCTCGAAAGCGGGGCTAAATTTTGTGTTAATACGCTATTGAATTAGGTATTAGGCCAATTGCCATGCGGCTGTTGTGTCTGTAATCGATGTTACATCTGCAACTGCTTCACCAGCTGTTTCTTCTGCAGCTGAAATTGCATGTTCTGTCCAAATGCTAAAACCAGTTGCAGTCATTACACTCCAAATTACTGGTTGTGCACCAATTGCATTTAGAAAAAGATCACCTGTGCCTGTACCGGCTGCATTAGATACTAATGCGGCGCCACATACAACCTTATATACAAATAGACCTCCCATTGTATCGCCAGATGCGGCGAATTCAAATGTGCCATTTACTTTTGTAGTCATAGTTTTTTCCCATTTAATGGCAACAATCGTTTGTTGTTAACTCTATTTATCTAAATGGGGGGAAACTAATCAACTGAGTTAATACTATTAAATAGTTACTTAATTTTCATTAAAATACCTGATAAATATTTATATGAGTACCCAAAAAAGCGAAAGCAGGTTCAATATCAACGACAGGTCCGAAATTACAATACCTTTAAGAAATTTAATTGCATTAATTGTGTTTATAGGATTTGCAATCACAGGATATTTTAGTGTAACAGAAAGAATTACATTCCTAGAACACAATGCGGATCTGCAGAAAATACATGTTGATCAAAATAGTGAGTTTCGTATTAAATGGCCACGAGGTGAACTAGGAGCGTTGCCCGATGATGCAGAACAGAATATGCGGTTGAATCAATTAGAGAAACAATTAGATAAAATTACTAACCAATTAGAAGACGAAGAAGAATAATTAATCTGTTATATACGTTAATATAATATAACCAGCACCGCCAGTTGCTGATCCCCCAATGTATGCTACCACTTGCTCAGAAACAGATCCGTAATTATGATGCAATTCAATTTGATATAACCCGGATGTTTCTAAATCTATTTCATTAGATTCCATTAATCGTGAATTGTTTCCTGCATCACCTATTGTCATTGCAACATTTGTACCTGTATAAGGAGTTGTAATGTGTATTTTGATAGATACTACCCGTGAATATGCAGGTAAATTAGCACCAATATTAGTAGTCGCTGTAGTTATTGCTACTTGACGTGTTAATTCGATTTGAGATAATATAGTACCTAAATCATCCCATATTGGATTACCTGATGAATTAACTTGTAATACTTGACTGGTAGAACCTATTCCTAATGTTGTTAAGACACCATCTCCCCCTGTACTGCCCGCATAAATTATATCACTTTTTGTATATGTTTGTATACCAGTACCGCCATGTGATTCTGGTAATATTCCTGCAACTGCCGCAGCTTCATCTAGTTGTACAGATCTCCAAGTAAGTACACCAAACCCATCTACACCTAATACTTGATAATTTGATCCTATGCCAAACTTACCTAATTTACTACTACCATCTCCAACTAGTAAATCATATTGTGTATATGAAGTTTCACCTGTGCCTCCATGTGTTTCATCTAATGCACCTGTAATAACACCGGCTTGTGATATATCAATTCCACCATAACCTAAATTACCAGCACCATCTATACGCAGTATTGTGTGATTAGCACCTGGTGCCAGTTGTATTGTATTGTTACCTGTTAAATTAGATACGTATAAACTTTGATCTATAAACCCACTAACATCAGCTGCTAGTCCGCCTCGTGATCTTAATAAAGTATCTGACGTTGCTTGGGGTTCTCCTAAATCTAATGCACCCCAAGTTGCTGTGCCTCCGGATCCATTTGATCTTAAAACTTGATGTGGTGTGCCACTTGATTTGACAGCGACATCGTCATTGTCTAAATAAATTGTAGTTCCGTCTGTGCGGACATATAATCTATTACCGTCTTGTGCTAAACCATCTGTAGCATAAATTCCTGTTGCTTTACTAAATTGTACAAAATTAATTGGATCTGTACCAAAATTAGCAACACCAATTGGACTATTAACTATCCATCCTGTGCTCCCCCATACTTGACCCTTTAATACAAAAACAAAAGTACCTCCACCAAATTCAGAACCTATTGCAGTTACATTATCTGAATCAGGTGCACGAGTAAATTTCTTTGTAGCAGATGTATAAACAAAAATACCATTACCTATCATATCTCCGCCAGTGGCATCTTTAATTAAAACTCTATCATTATTTAATAATACATATCCATCTAAAGTAGCACCTGCATTTAACGTCCATTCATCAGGACCTGAACCATATCCTAGGTTACCCATATCAGGTGTAACTAGTCCTCCCGAAACATTACTATCTATAACTGCAAGATTATTAGTAGAAACTACAACTGCTTCTTTTGGATTTAATCCTTGTGCAACAGAATCTACATAAAATTTTGTTGCTACATCTGTTGCATCTACTGGGTCAGAAGTTTTAAGTCGTACATAATTATTATCAAGGGGATCTCGTGCTTTAAAATGATCGGTATCATACTTTAAACGACCGCCACCTTTACCTAATTGTAAGTCGTCTGCTACGCCCGATAAACCATATTGTTTGACAATTGCCATGTAGTCTTTCTCTTATTAACTATATTTATTATACATAAGTTATCAACACTTCTGCTGATCCCTGAGAAGCAGTGCCAGGATCTAAAAATGCAATAACATCTTGTTCCGCTGCCTCATTATATAAATGATTAGGAAAACTATAATATTTTCCATCTGAATATAAATCATTCTCTGTTACTTCCATAAACCTAATATTATTTGCACCGTCGCCTACTGTAATAGTAGCGCCTAGTCCATTGAATAATGTCATTACTTCTACACTAACGTTAAGCACTCGCACGTTATGACTTACCTTATGAATAACTGTTTGCGAAGCACTGTTCCATGAAACTAATTGTTTATGACTTTTAGCATCAACACCAACGCCGTCTTCTGCTGATATCATTTTCCAGTTAGTACCATCGTACACAAAATATCCCCATTCTCCTGCACCTTCTGGAGATCCGATATCTAAAACAAATGCAGTATCTCCTGTCGACATAGAAGTAATAGATAATAAAGCAGTCATATCTGCTACTGTATAACTTCCTATTACGTTATTAATTGCTTCATCCAATCCACTTGCCATAAACACTGCTCGAGTATTATCAATTTTAATGTATATAGGAAGTGATTGCATCGAAGGTTGGGTAGTTGTTAATTGGCCAGTACTACTAGTTCTATCTAAATAAAAGACAGACCCTGCTGTACCTGTTGTTAAATTAACATCAATGACAGGTCCTACTGTCCGTATACGAACATTGTCTGGCTCGGGATAATGTATTTCTTCTACTACACCAAATACTTGTTTATTACTAGAGGTACTAGTGTAATCTATCATTTCAAATTCACCATTTGTTTTTAAACAAACTGCTCTACCTTCTGATAAATTATGACCTGCTTGCATAGTGTGATATGTATCATGTTTTCCTCGTTGCATAAAACGAGAAATAATTTCGCCAGCAAATCCTCTAGTAAATTGTGCCGGTAAAACTGCTGGCAAGGGATACAACACCGGCATGTTATTTTTTACTTCAAATATAAAACCATCAGTTGTTTCTGTAAAACCATCACCTGCTTGTGTTTCATCTGTTAGTGCGTTAAGTTTATCTTCATCTTCTACTTCACAAATTATTTGTCCTATGTTTTGTGAACTAATAGCAAGTATACGTAAAAATTTAGCGCCGCCTTCAGTTGTAATATAGTCGCCTACATTAACATCTCTGCCATCATATACTCCGCTATTTTCTACACTACTATGAAATTGTGTATTGACAGAAACAATAACATTCCAAGATCGTGCTTTTCCTTTTAAGTCAGTTGTAACAGTACCTGTCCAATAAGAAGCAATGGGGGTAGTTGCATTTAATGTCATATTGCAACTGAGCAACTTTGGAGGCGGAACGTTATGAATACTCATATTAGAATACCATGTTTACATAAGCCTGGCCGCTGACATTTGATCCTGCAACAGCCGCAATAACATTAATTTCAAATTGTACAGTTTCCATTCCCGATGGTAGCATTACTTGATATGTGCCGGTAGGTTCTCTATATTTCCATGCCGCAATAGTACTATCCCATCCAAAATAAGATATGGACTTAGGCCAAGTACCCAAAGTATGTGATATTGTTATTTTATTACCGGAAACCATGCAGATAAATTCGGCCGGCTTAGAAGCAGGATCTACTAATGAAAGATTACCTGTACCATCAAATTCTATTCTTATGGTTTTAGAAATACTTAAAGATTGATCGCTCCAATATACACCTGCACCCGGGCCATTGGAATGTAAAACTTCACCTGCGGCGCCGTCTGGTACAACTGTTATTTCACCGGTAGTATCTACTTGTACTAATTTATATTCATCAGCACCTGTAAATCCAAAGTCTGTACTAACTAATACATCAGTGCCTGAGTTAACAGCAGAAATTTGTTGTCCACCTAATATACCTCTGAACTCTAAATTTTCACCTGTTTTACCATAAACTACAGATGCAGCTGAACCTGTACCAACACTAGAAGATGTGTTTATTTCACTTTGTGTTGCAATAAGAATATTATTAGCATCAAATCCTACAGTTATATGCCCGGCAACTACTCGAAGTGTTCTGAACTGTAAATCAAACCCTACTTTTCCTGCAAAGGGAGGACCTCTATCTGAACCGCCTGCTCCCAAGTTACTACCAGTTATTACATTACTAGGATCACTATCTATTGTTATACTAGTACCATCATCTGTAAGGGTAATACCTGTACCCTCTTTGAGTGATTTAATTTGAAGATCATTGTCTACTTTAGGAGCAACTAATGAAGTGCCGCCACCTATACTAGTTAATGTTGTAATAGAACCGCGAATTGTATTTACAAATGCTTGTTCTGTTGTATTGTATACAAGAAGTTGATCGTCTACTAACTCAGCAGACGTAATTTTAAAGGCTGGAATTGGTTGATTTGCAAATACAGAGCCGGCTGAATTAATTGACATAAGTGACATTTCCTATCATTTTAATTATTTATCGTTTAATAATTAAATGTTTAATAGGATTTTACTTAATGTTCCAACCTCAGTGATAATTAGGCTTAGATGGGATCGTTCGACTTTTGCTCTTAGATATATCATATTACCTTGAAAAGTGTATGCTACTGTACTTGTTACACCTGTACCTGCGCTGGTACCATACGTAACATAATCATCATTACCGTTAACTTTAATATTAAACCAATCTGTTTCTGTTGGAGTAGATGATAGTGTACCTTGAATATATATACGTCCAATAAAAGCTGCAACAGTAATTTGTACAGTATGTATGCCGTCTGAAAATCCGTAAAACCCATCACCCCTTACAGAATCACCAGTATAATCTAGTTCATTTTCTGTACCTAACATTAATACACTTTGTCTACTCATAGGTTATCCTCTGGCTATTTCAACAAGAGTTTCAGGAACAAGTTCACTAATAACCTGTTCTAATTGATTAACAATTTGATCATCTAATATAGGTACGTCTTCTTCTGTATCACGCAATAATTTGCTAACTTTTATAACAATTATATCTTCATTTAATCTGGCCATAAAAGTATTTATCTTAAAACTGATCTTCTTCTGTGGACCCCGACAATGCTGTAGTTGAAGAAGAGCCTCCAGAAACTGCTTTAGATACTTCATCAAAGTAACCAGCGCCAACTTCTCGTTGATGCTTTGTTGCTGTATACCCATCTGCTTCAGCTGCAAATTCTTTATCTTGCAGTTCACAGAACGCAGGCATTCCTACTTTATTGTATTTTAATGCTAGATCAAACATGTTATAGTTTAAACTATGGAAGCCAGCAAGTGTAATAAATTGATACTTGTATCCCATTTCGCCTATTGCTTCTTGAAAATTAACAATATCTTTTTCATCTAAATTTGCTCGCCAGTTAAACGAAGGAGAACAGTTGTATGCCAACATTTGTTTTGGATACTCTTTATGTATTGTTTCTGCAAACTTTTGTGCTTGTTCCAAATTTGGTTTAGATGTTTCCATCCAAAGTAAATCACAATATGGAGAAAAGGCAAGTCCTCTAGCAACACATCGTTCAAATGATTGTGCCGGGTCTAGGCGATAAAAACCTTCTTCTGTTCTATCGTCACTAATAAATGGATGATCGCGTTCGTCTATATTACTTGTTAGTAGTGTAGCACTTTCTGCGTCTGTACGAGCAACAATAACAGTAGGTACTCGCATAACATCTGCCGCAAGTCTTGCCGCATTTAATGTTCGTATATGCTGTTGTACAGGAATAAGAACTTTACCACCCATGTGTCCACATTTCTTTTCAGATGCTAATTGATCCTCAAAGTGAACACCGGCGGCGCCGGCTACTATGTATGCTTTTGTAAGTTCAAATGCGTTTAACGCACCCCCAAAGCCTGCTTCACAATCTGCTACAATAGGAGCAAACCATAATGTATCATCATCTTCTAATTGCCCTATTTGATCCGCACGTTCAAATGCATTATTAATCTTTCTTACTAATTCTGGCCCGCTGTTAGCAGGGTATAAACTTTGATCTGGATATGTAGTTCCGGCTGTATTATTATCAGCTGCTACTTGCCATCCTGACAAGTATATTGATTGTAATCCAGCTCGTACCATCTGAACCGCCTGGTTACCAGTAACCGCACCTAGTGCTCTAACAAATGGATTGAAGTTTAAATAGTCCCATAGATTTTCTGCACCCATGTGAGCGAGAGTATGTTGAATGTCAACAGAACCAGATAAACGATAAACATCATTAATTGAATAGTCGCGTTTTATATTACTAAAACGCTTATGGTGGGTACGGACAAGGCGGGCAAATTCTTCATGTGCGCCCATTATTTGTATCTCCTTTAAGAACAAATGTCTGTCGCACTATTTATTTTAATTCGTTATAAGTAACACATTTGATGATCTTTTTTATTGAATTGGGTGCTATCATTTTTAAGACAAGAACATCTTCTATTGCTTTACAATATATACTACAAATAGACCATTTATATATGTATCTTAATCCACCACCTCTACGGCCAAAGCTTGATCCCGGAGTTGTAGGACCCCATGCTCCTGCACGACTCGGAGTTCCCATATGACTTCCGTGGGAAGCCATTCCTACTTTATGATGAAAATTTATCCGTTTAACATTAGGACTATACATATATTCAGTCTTATCTATATTGTCTAAATAGTTTTTAATTTTAACAATATCCTTTTCTACAAAATCATGATCTCCATAAAATTCTACTTTCCATCTATACTGTTTAAACCAAAGATTGTCTTTAGCAACCACTTCATAATCTTCTACCATTAAGTCACTATGAGTATCATTCATGGGACCATATGCATCTATAACTAAATTTTTAAAAGATTTAACAAAACATAATGTCCAAAAAGGATCTTTAAAATAAAAAGTTGTTGTCCATTCACGCCGCATTTTAAAATCTTTACCTTTTTGTAACTTATTTTGTCTAAGATACATTTCGATTTTAAGTATATCTTCATCAGTTAATAAAGGCGCATCTTCTTCTGGTGTTTTTCTAAAGTGAAGAAAGCCATAATTAGATGTATGATGCAATCCAAACAGACGTACTTTATAAAGAAAGTTATTATAATAAGCACGTGAAGCCACGTGGTATGTACAACACTGTTTTAGTTCATCCAGTTTGCTTTGCATTTACTTTTACTTCGTCTGTTTCTAAATCGATGCCTATAACAATTTCACAATCTCGTACATCGTTATAAACTATTAGTTTACTAATTGGCTTTTTAATTTTTGTATCTATTAATCTTTTCATAGGCCTTGCTCCCATAGTAGGAGTAAATCCTTTTTTACATAACCAATCCAATAAATCCTTTTGCGGTACTAATGTAATATGTCGAGGTTTTAATAACTCTTCTACTTCGTTTAAGAATTTAGTAGCAATTCTCGAAATAAACTTTTCGTCTAGTTTATTAAAATTAACAGTAGCATCTAATCTATTACGAAATTCAGGAGCAAAAAACTTTTTAACAGCAACACCTGCGGCATGATCATCTGTGCCTCCTGCAAACCCAATTGCTACTTTTTCACTATCAGATGCTCCTAAATTAGATGTCATTATTAAGATAATGTTTTTAGTAGATATGGTTTTTCCGTTACTAGATGTTACCACTCCACTATCCATTATTTGTAATAATATGTTCAAGACATCTTGATGTGCTTTTTCTACTTCATCTAATAACAATACACAATTAGGATTGTTTTCTATTTCATTAATAAGTTTACCACTGCCTGCACCGCCGTCTTCATATCCTACATAGCCAGGTGGTGATCCTATTAATTTTGCTATTGAATGTCTTTCTTGATATTCACTCATATCAAAACGGACAAGTTTCAATGCTAAATTATCAGCAAGTTGTTTTGCTGTTTCTGTTTTACCTACACCAGTAGGTCCGGTAAACAAAAATGAACCAATTGGCTTTTCAGGATCTTTTAATCCTGCTTGTGATATATGAATTGCATCTGTTAACTTTTCAATTGCTCCGTCTTGTCCAAATACTTTGTTCTTAATTTTTTCATCTATGTTTATTACAGAACTAGAACTTGTTTCAGTTGTATTGATTATTTCTAGAGGAATGCGAGTTTGATGTGCTACTTCTCGTTTAATATCTATATCTTCTATGTGTGTTTTACGTTCTGTTATAGGTAGTATACGTTGTCTAGCCAATGCACTATCTATTAAGTCTAATGCTTTATCTGGCAGATACTTATTCATCATATGCTTAACACTTAATTCTACTGCTGTTTTTATAGATTTTCGTTCAATAGTAATGCCATGGAAGTCTTCATAATATGATGCTAGACCTTCTATAATTTTAATTGTATCTTCAGCACTAGGTTGTTGTATATCTAGTTTTGTAAATCGTCTTACTAATGCAGAATCCTTTTCAAAATATTTTCTATAATCTTCATGTGTTGTTGCGCCTATACAATGTAGTTTCCCTTTTTCCAATGCAGGTTTTAACATATTAGCAACATCCATACTACCTTGGCCACCGGTACCGGCGCCCATTATCATGTGTATTTCGTCTATGAATAAAATACATCCTTCTTTACTTTGTAATACGTCTAATACTGTTTTAAGACGTTCTTCTAAATCTCCACGATATTTTGTTCCTGCCAATAACGCACTTATGTCTAATAGATAAACTGTATTACCTTTTACAGTATCCGGTACTTGATCTTCTGATATAAGTTTTGCTAATCCTTCTGCCATTGCAGTTTTACCAACGCCTGATTCACCTACCATTATTACATTATTTTTCTTTCTTCGTGCAAGGACATGAAGTAATTCATGCAACTCTTTTTCTCTTCCTATAATGGGATCTATATTTCCTTCTTTTGCTTGTGCATTTAAATCTACACAAAATTCTTGTAGTATTTTATCTGCATCCATTCCTTCAATGCTACCTTGACCTTGAAATTCATCGACAAGTTGTTGCTGAATTAATTTAATAATACTATCACGATCCACTCCGTGCTTTGCTAGAAAATAAAATGCATGGGAATTTCTTTCTGCTAATATACTTAAAAATAAATCCTTTGCTTGAATAGCATTTCTTCGATTAAATAATGCTTGGGTAAATGCTCGATTAAATGTTCTTTCTAATGTTGTTGTTTTACGAGGTTCCACAGTCCCTGGTACAATTATATCACTCATGTTTGTATTAACATGATTAAGTATAGATATACGAATTTCTTCTGGATTAGGTCCAACACTTCCTACTATATGTTTAACTTCTTCTTCTTCTAATAAAACAGCTAACAGATGTTCTATTGTTACATACTCGTGGTTTAACGATTTGGCTAATCCAAACGCTCTACTTATAATATGTTCTACTTTATCTCGATCAGGCATATTCTTTTTTCTTGTTGGATTTTTTTTGCTTTTGTCTACCCATTCGTAATGCTACTGGTTTTGCTTTACTTGTAAACAAAATACCATCTAGATGGTCAAATTCATGTTGAAAAACTCTACTCACAATACCATCAAATTTTTGAGTTCTTGGATCACCAAGCATACTTGTATATTCTACTTCAATCCAGTCTGGTCTTAAAATACTCATATAAAGGCCAGGAAAACTTAAACAGCCTTCTGGCATTAATACTAATGTATCACTAGATTGAATAATTTTAGGATTGAAACAGGAAAACGACATGTCGTTATTACCCATAACAAAAACACGTAATTGTACACCAACTTGTGGACCTGCTAATCCTATACCATTTTCGGCAAGCATTGTTTTTAACATTCCTCTTGCAAGTTCTTCAGGATCAACAACATCTTGATCAAAATCAAATGGTAATGTTTCTGCTATTAATGTTGGATTTTTTTCGTAAACTAATTTCATACTAATATTTATGGAGTTATTTTTTTAATATATCTTTAAGAGGTAATTCTAAATCTTCTTCTGACAATATAGGTACTTTAATTTCAATTTGAATAATAAGATCACCTGATCGTTGCCCACCACGTCCAGGAATACCTTGTTCAGGAATTCGTAATTTAGTATTAGGCTGTGTTCCTTTATTAATTTTTAGATTAAATTCTTGTCCAGATAAACCTGATACAAATTCTTCACATCCCAATGCCGCATCTAATGCATTAACTGTTACTTTAGTAATCAAGTCTCGACGATTAAATCGTTTAAAACGAGGATGTTCTAATATTCTTATAATAACATATAAATCTCCTTTGGGCAACTCCGGAATGTCATTTCCTCCCATACCAGCATATCGTATTTTGTCTCCATGCTCCACTCCTCGAGGCACATTTAGATCAAGTTGAAGTGTTTGATTATTTCCCATGTTAACATTAAGTTGTCTTTTAACTCCGGTATAAACTTCTTGTAAAGATATATCATACTGCATTTGAATATCTCTATTTCTTTGAGGTTGTTGTTGAAAACCAAATCCTCCTCTAAAAATTTCATGGATGTTACCAAACGGATCTCCTCTATTTACAAATGGATTAAATCCTTGTCGCGGGTCTATTTGTGATGCTTCCCACGTTTGTCTTGCATCTTGATCTTTTATATTTTGATAAGCATCATTTATTTCTTTAAACTTATCACTTGATCCACCGTCTCGATCAGGATGATGCTTTTGTGCAAGTTTTCTATAAGCAGTTTTTATGTCAGAATCTGTGGCAGTTTTATCGACTCCGAGAGTTGTCCAAGGGTCACTCATATAGTATATTATAGCATGTTCTTCATAATAGTTCAACTAATACAGGACCACTTGATGATTTAATATCTGTGGTATTTGCAATAACTTTTCCAATAGGAACATTAAGCCACATTTCGTCCCTTAACTCATAATTTTTAATCCAGTTATAAAATTGAGTACCAGTAAAAAATTTATAATGTTCATTGTTCGGCCATATTGTAATACCACTGCTTATATCTTCTATATTTCGAATATCATATTCAAAAGCATCATCGTACTGAGCATAACATGTTGCATAATCTTTTCCAGCAGTTGATTTAATTATTGTAACATTATACTCTTCATAATTGTCAGGAAAACTAGAAATTATTTCTTCATGAGTAATACATCCGAGATATTCAGGTTTCCAAAAATCTCTTTTATAACAAATATTGTCTTCACCTTTTTTAACAAATGTAAATTTTCTATCTCTATTAAAGTCTAAAATCTTTTCTGGTTTCTTTCCAAATTTTTCTAAATATTTATTATTTGTTTGTTCTGCAATTAAACTAAATTGTTGATCTTCAAATTTATGTACATAAAAATTAATATTATGTATTTCATCTAGAAAAACTGTCATATCTAAAATTTCAAATTGAGGAGTAGACCATTCATATACAAAACGATTAAAATCCTTTTTACTTGTAGATTTCAGTTTTAATAACTGCTCATTTGTTAAATTATGTTGCCAACAATGTTTTGATATTAAGGCAGTAGTAAAGCATCTATGTATACGATTAGTTTGCATCCATGGCATACCATCATATGCATAATATGGAAATTCCATTCCATTTATAAGAGCATTAGCATTATCTATTGCTATATTAATTTTATTAACATACTCTTCGCTGGTTGTTACTGGAAATTTATCATAATAAGGCAGTATGTTAAGGAAATTAAATATATAGGGAATATTTGTTTTATTCCATGCTTCATACACAGAAAGCCACTTATCTACAACAGGGGTTTGTAATAATTCAATAGTAAGATGTCCAGAGGGAAATGTTACTTTTATATAACGGGACATATTCTTACCTTTTAATAATTTGCTAAAAATTGATAACGTTTTTTATATTGAAGTGCTTCTGTTGAAAGAGTGGTTTCAGCTGACTGTTCTTCATCTCCACCAGGATCTGCTAACTCTTCCATTGTTTTATATGTAGCAGGATCAGTAATTATATTCTCAGCAAAATTCTCTTCATTAAATGGAAGTATTGATTCATTGCGATATGCTCTAAATTTCCATTCCTCTGGTTTTAAGTTTGCAACTTGATATATGTGTGCTACTAATTCTGAAACTTCTCTAAACAAAACATTGTTTCTATTAAATTCACAAAAAACAAGGTAATGTCCTTTTTTATTAGGCCCACCTGATACTTCACAATCCAATTGATCAAAAGCACCATTTTCAATAAAACTTTTAAGGTCGTCTGCCGGTTCTTTATGATCGGCAATAAAAGCAACAACAACTATTTCTTCATTCTTTCCAAATTTAGGCTCAAATATATCTACACTAAAATAAGGTTTAATTAAATCTTTTAAATCGTTTTGTCTTAGACCTTCAACTAATTTCATTAGGTACCTCTAATGGATTTTTGTCTTGCAACGCTTCTTCTTGATCTAAATTTTGATCATATGCAGAAGTAACTGCATCTAAATCTAATTCTGTATCAGACACTCTAATTTTTTCACTGCTTTGACTATTAACAAACTTTCGTGGTAAAGTAATTTTAACTAGCCATACAGGTATTTTTACTAGTTTAGGACGCATTTCTTGTTCATGAGGATCATCAGTGAATGGTTTTTTTCTAGCTTCCATATCTGTTGGTTTTGAAATCTTAACAGGTTTTAAATAAGTATCTTCACCATAAAATACTTTACCGCCACGTTCAATAATACGTAATGCACCATCTGGATTAGGCATTAACTTTTTAGGATACATTAATGTAACAGTAACCCAATATTTTTCTAAATCAGGACCTTGAATTACTTCCCCATGTTCCCAATTTTCATATGTATATACATCTAAATGGTCTAATACACCTTCAAAGTCTATTAATACATTTAGAATACTATCGCTTTCAAATGCACTAGTAATAGTATTGTTAATTTGATTAAATTCTTGTGGCATTATTTCTTCTCGTTAAACACTATATATATTTAGCCTTTTTTGACCAAATAAAAAGCATACGAAAATGTATGCCTTAATAATAAAAATATTGAAAGATTCTATAATCTTGGCAGTTGTTCTAACTCTATTAGTGTTGCACTCAGATTAATTTCAGGATCAGCAATCTGTCCATGCTTAACCAATCCATTGCGGATAATGATAATTGCTTCATCTTGCGTATCAGGATTGCTACTCCAAAAGTCTAAATTTCTATATAAGAATTTATATATGTCTTCGTATTCGTCTGTCCTTATTTGCTTGCATATTAAGTTTCTTGCTGTCTTTAATTTTCCTTGCTTAAACAAAGACACCATTTCTAGTCTATAATCTCCATCTGAAATTTCATCACTCTTAGGTTTTTGTAAAACATTGTTTGTAGAATTTAATTGAACTGTGTTTATTGTTTTACGTAAATCAGGATAATGTGCTCTAATATACAGTTCCAATACATCCATTTCAAATTTAATAGATTCGTCGTCTAATATTCGCCCTACTCTAACTGTAAATTCTGTTTCATCTAATGTTTGAATATTTAAACTCTGACACCTACTATGTATTGCTGGAATAATTCTATTAGGATAATTACAAGTTAAAATAAATCTCAATATTTCATGATACTGCTCCATAATACCACGCAATATTGCTTGACCATTTGGTGTTAAATAATCTGCTTCGTCTAACAATACAATCTTATACTCACCAAACGGCATTGTTTGACCAAAGTTTGTTAATCTTTCGCGCATAAGATCAACCCCATTATCTCTACTGGCATTGATTTGCAAAAAGTCGTATTCGGCAACCTTTAACTCATTGACAAGCAATAATGCCAATGTTGTTTTGCCTGTACCTGCACCACCACTAAACAGTAAATGAGGTATGCCGCCTTCACTAATCCAATTCTCTATTCGTTGTTTATGCAACAAATCGCGGAATACATATTCAGATACTTTCTTAGGTCTGTACTTTTCTACCCAGAGTTCTTTCATGACCACTTCAGTTTTTCTATTAGTACTATTTTACTATCATCTAATGAAATTGTCAATTCGTCTAGGGAAAACCCTTCCCAATAAAAGTCTTTGCCGTATTCTAAACCTATATTACCCAAATGATTGGCTACTTTTGCAACGGCTTCCACTTGCCTATAATTTGCATTACACGCACCACCTTCAACAGACGTACCGGTTGTTTCACCCAACCATCTGTCTCTAGAGGTAACCTTGTTTATGTCTATTGTAAAAGACTTCACACTATAGGAGCATCTTCAGAAACTAATAAAACAGCCTTTTCTTCAACAATTGAATAATTATCGATATCAGTTCCAGAAAATCTACGGGACCATCGTCCGTGTTCTACCAATACATAATCTCCAATTTTAATATCATCGGGATTTGTATCTATGTTTACATTTATTACTTGAAACCATCTAGGACGGACACCGCCCGGTCCAGAAGTAGCACTATTATCATCAGTTAAAATAATACCGCCTGCTGATGTTCGTAATCCTGTTTCTAATGCTTTACAGTATAGCCTACCAGGTAATGGTTTAAGATTCATTTCCTGTTACCTCAATTGTTTCCATTGTTCCATCATTATATTCTATTTCTCTATATTGGCTTCCGTCGTCTCGAGTTATTATACCATCATTAACTATTGTAGAATCATTATCACGGGCCGAATCCATTGTTACAATTGGTTCTTCTTTTTTTACTTTTGGTTGTATTTTTTTTGTAGGATCTCTATCTGTAGATTTTTTTATACTTACTGCTTTGGTTGCTTTTGGGTCACCTTCATAATATGCGGCTGTAATAATTCCTCTATCGACTATTACTTCCCCATGTTCATCTAATAAGTCACCTTTTGCATTTATATTTACATTACTAACTGCTCGAGTTGTAGGATTATCATCTGCTAATGCCTGCATATTTAAAATTCTACCTCGTGCTGTTCTAACTTCTCTCATTTTAAAAATTCCTCCATATCTAAATTATATTTAATACTATCTATCTTATGAACGCCTAATAGATAAAGACAATATGAAGCAACACTAGATCCTCTACCTACGCCCCATACTATATTATTTTTTCTTAATGTTTCTACAAAATAATTAAGAAACTTCAAAACAGGAATCAATCCTCGTTTTTCAAATTCAATATATTCGTCTTCTACTCTTTGTTTTTCTATATCAGTAATACAACGTTCTGATAATAATTCTTTAATATTACAAGATTCATATTCTACAGGAAGATTCCAATTTTCTAAACAATTTTTTATATATTCTTCTTTTGATAACTTGCTAAGTTTTTCATATTTTATATTATCACCTATGTCAAAAAGTTTAGCAAATTGATTATATTTTTCTATAAATGTTGGATCTTCTGTTAAAATTTCTGTCAATTCTATATCTCTATACACACATTCCATTATAGACTTTTCGTCTATGGACATTTCAAATCCATTTGGTGCAACACTACCATTTGGCCAACCGCCGATTACATGAGTAGGGGCTTTACCCGATCGATATGATGTCGGCATCTTCATCACCTTTGTCTATTCTTTTTAATAAAGCAGCTTCGTGATAATGTTCGTATATTTGATTAGCCATTACCTGCATTTGACCTATAATGTGCTGATTTGCTCCTGCTCTATAGGCAAGCCGGATTTTCTCATTAATATCATTATACTTTTCTAGTACTTGTTCTTGTGTTAACTCTTTAAAATCAGGAAACGGACTAAAAGGATCTGCCATTATATGTCTCCTTCTTTTCGCTGTTCTGATTTTGATGCATCAAATTCTCCACCCGGATAACGTTTTTTTAATTTCTCTACATTCTTAATTATAACATCATTTGGATCTAAATGCAATGCCAAACATGCCTGCGTCCAATACCACATTATATCTCCAAGTTCACGTTCCATATGATGTTTAGCATCTTCATCTAACGGCTTGCCTTGAAACGTACATTTTTTTACAATTTCACTAAACTCACCTGACTCTGAACCAAGTCCTATACTAGCAGTCAACAGGCGAGGTATTTCAACAAACATATTAAGTTCCCACAACCGTTCAACTAATACAGCAGGGTCTTTTGATTCTTTGGATGTTACTTCATCTACAAAGTGTTTGTATTTGTTTAAATCTATTTCCATTTAATGAATTATTAAATAAACAATACCAGCAACGATAATTATATCAGCACAGATACTCCATACGATATATGCTTTAAACATATATGATACTATTCTCCTTGCAGGATTGGATAACGAATCTATTTGGTCCCGGAGGAACTTCATTAGTTCCTCCTTGAATTAATTCTGTCATAGTTGAAAACTCTCTCCGCAACCACAGGAACTAGTATTTGGAATGCTTACTTTAAAAGCAGGCATAAAATCACCAGTATAATCTATGGTTGCATTTTCCATATATGTAATAGTAACTTTATCTATTAATAATTGGTTATTGCCTTCGTCTAATTTAAATGGTACATCTCCTTCTTCTAATTCAGAAGAAGATTCCCATTTACCTATTAACCCAGAACAACCGCCGCCATCTAATGCATAACGTACATAATTTACGTTATTCTTTTCCAATATATGTAACATCTGTTCTTTGGCGGCTTCTGTAATGGTTATCATAACAGTATTTATCTAGCCTCGTTGTGCTTTTCTAAATGCCATAAGATCTTCAACCATTTCCCGTTTAGACTTTCTACGATCTAATTTAATGCCTTCTTGCTCTCCTTGATGATCAAGTCTGAGTTTTGACATTTTCATTAATGCAGTCTTACTAGGTAATCTGACTTTCTTCTCTGGCGGTGGCGGTGCAGGCTCATATGTTTGACCATACGAACCTAGATCACTAAAAAACTTCTTTATCCATTTCCACATAATTTACCTCCTTATTTTGCTAATTTGCGGTAACAATTTTGTATACCGACTATTTGCCTCCAACAATCCATTAATGCATGATGTTTACTTCCTTCAGGCATTTCAGGATTTTCTAAGGCATATATTGTTCTACAATCTCGTATCTCCCAAAAGTTCCACGGATTGCCTCTATTTAATTTTCTATTATAATCCTCTATTATCATTATGTCAAATATAGAACCATTTGACCAAAAGGCTTTTGCACCAAAACACCATTTATGAAAATCTGTTAAAACAGTTTCAATTGAATGTCTATCGTCTTCTGCAAATGCCTCATCTCTAACTTTATCGTCTTGTTTTGCCCACCAATCTATAGTGTGTTCATCTATTGTTTGACCTAGGCATACACAACTTTCTAAATCTATTCTTTTGTAGAAACTATGTTTACTATTAAATATTCGTTCTTCTGTTTCTTTCCTTGCATCATTGCAAGGATTAAATTTCATTGCCGCGAACGTTAAAATTACTGCATCAGGTTTAGTTGACAATGTTTCTAGGTCAACCATAACATGCAATTCTTTTGCTTTAGTCACTAGGAAGTTCACGATTTTCTACTATTTTATCTGCTAATCCATAATCAACAGATTCTTGTGCAGTTAAAAAATTATCTCTATCCATGTCTGCAACTAATTGCTGATATGATTTATTTTTTGAATTATGTTTTGCATAAATCTGAGTTAATTCTTCTTTTACCCTGAGCAATTCTTTTGTACGAATTTCTATATCCGATGCTTGACCACTCATTCCGCCTAATGGTTGATGTACCATGTGTCTACTATGCGGTAATATCCAACGTTTACCGGGAGCACCTGCCTGTGCTAAAAGAGACCCCATTGATGCCGCTTGGCCCATAACAATGGTACATATATCTGGTGCAATGAATTGCATTGTATCATATACTGCCATACCTGATGTAACTGTTCCGCCAGGAGAATTTATATACATAAAAATATCTTTTTCAGAATTCTCACTTTCAAGAAACAATAATTGACTTACTATTAAACTAGATGCTCGATTTTCAATCTCGTCATCTAACATTATAATACGGTCTTTAAGCAGTCGACTATATATATCGTACGATCGCTCTCCTTTGTCTGTTTGTTCTATAACAATTGGTACTAGATTTGCCATATCTACATAATACGCTATTTTTCTTGTTTTGTCAAGTCAAATGACTCACTTTTGTTTCTGTACGTTGAAGTGCCGGTGTGCCAACATCAGCATATTGACCATCTTCAAATTTATAATAAAGATCGTACTTTCCATCTTCTGGAAGTTTGAACTTATGTACTTCTGTACCTGGTATCCATTGTACTGAATAAACGTCTCGAGAAAAGTTACCGTCAGCGGTCACTCTTTTAGCAAGTGCAAGACTATCCCAAAATTCTTTTGTATGATTTTCCTTAACCGTCGCGGTTGCCATAGCATCGTTCGTCCGCCTATATTTTGGATGCATTGCCAGTGATGACATTTCTTCTATTACAATTGACGAATCTCCGGGTATTGTTTCTAGGTAGTCTTCTACGTCTTCCCATTTCGCACATATATAAGATTTCATTCTGGAAGTTCTCCAATTGGTAGGCTTTTTCTCACCTAGGTAAATGTCTAGGATTTCTCACCTGATTCCAGGGATGTCCTGGTTTCTTCCAAGGATCCTCAGACAGGTCACTTTGTAATCGCTTTACTAGCACTGTCAGTGTAGTTACAGCCTGTTCCAGCTCATCTACCTGCTTATGTAGGGTATTTAATTTACTAGAAGATCGTTGTGTACTGAACACATCTATATTAGCACTCATGATAGTGGTAGTCGAAATATAAGACTTGCACGTTTTTTAATAATTTGAATATTATTTTCGTCTGCAAATTTTTCAACTTCTCTTGCTTCTTTAGATATTTTATCTCTGACATTAGGTGCTTCGACTTTAATAGCAATAAACTTTTCTCTAAAATTAAGATATACTCTACTACGAAAAAAGGCTCGTACTACCATAGTCTTAAACGTTTCTGCTTTATATACTTGTTCTTGAGAATATAATTCTACATTCTGCTTACTTCTTTTTTCAGCATCTTCTGCACAAAGCCATTTGGGCAATTTTGAACGTTGTTCTTCTTCTACATCTGTATAGGCCATATTATACTCCTATAGTAGTTAAATTCGCGGGGGCGATTTTTAGGTATTTTCGGTCTGCCCCAGGACCTCCGCTACGGCTGAGGTTTTTTGTTATTGTGTCCTCTGCGTATGCACCCTGATTTATATTATCTTCGATTCTCTCTAAATTCGGTTAATTCTATTTCGTTGCGTTCTACCCATCTGTCATGTTTACTATCTTTGCAAGATACAATAAGGATTCCTTCTTTTTTACCAAAGCAAATTGTTTCTGGATTAATTTCTAGGACTTCCCATTCGTATTTGCCTTCTTGTGCTCGTAATTGCCTATTACGATTATTAGTCGGCAACAATTCTACAATGTCTCCTACTTTAAGCACCTTCGACTTCCGCCAGTCTCATTTCAACGAAACGCAATGCGTTATTATCAAAACCACCAACGTGCCAATTATATTCTTCCATTGGCGTATAACCTGTCTTGTAATCGTATACGGTTGCAATAACACTAGCACTGTCATCCATGCCACCATCATCTGGGTCACCTCCACCAACAGCAAATGCCAATACCCATTCTGCTGTTACCTTATCGCCAGCATCATAATCGGCGTAATAAGGAGGACTGCCTTTTCCTAACCACGAACTGCCAGTATCAGTCGGTTCACCAAATGCTTCCACTAACTTTTTATACGTTGTCTTAACATAACCTGTAAGACTTGTACCAACAACAGGAACTCGGTCGCTATTTGTAAATGCCATCAT